AAAAAGAAGAAGATGGTGATGAAATGGTTTTAGGTGAAGACACAGAGGAAGAAAAAGAAGAAGATGGTGATGAAATGGTTTTAGGTGAAGACACAGATGAAGAAAAAGAAGAAGAAGAGGAACAAGATGGTGATGAAATGATTTTAGGTGAAGATACAGATGAAGAAAAAGAAGAAGAAGATGAACAAGATGGTGATGAAATGGTTTTAGGTGAAGACACAGATGAAGAAAAAGAAGAGGAAGAAGAAAAACAACGAACAGATGAAATGGAAAGAAATGTTGTTGGTATGAAATTAACTGGAACAAATTATTTTTTAAGAAGATTACAAGAGAGAGATGAGAAACTATTTTTAAAGAAAACAGATGGAAAGTATAATTCTTATTCTCGTATATGTCCTTTTAATGTAAGAAGACAACCTGTTATTTTAACACAAGAAGAGAAAGATAATATTGACAAAAATTATCCTGGTTCCTATGATAAAGCAATCCACTATGGTTCAGACGAAAATCATAAACATTGGTATATATGTCCAAGATTTTGGTGTTTAAAAACAAACACAAGCATGACAGAAGAAGATGTAAAAAACAAGAAATGTGGAGGTTCATCTAAAATTATACCACAAGATGCAAAAGTTATTCCAGATGATGCATTTGTCTTTGAGTTTAAACATAATAATCAACACGTAGACAAAGAAGGCAATTATATTCAACATAACCCTGGTTTTGTTACAGATGGTAACCACCCTGATGGTTTATGTATCCCTTGTTGTTTTAAAACATGGGATTCGAAAAGTCAAATAAAAAGACGTCAGGAATGCTTGGAAGATAAAAAAGTAGAAGATAAAGAAATAACTATTCAAGATGCAGACTATATCAAAAATGCAGATAAGTTCCCACTCTCAAGAAATCGATGGGGTATGCTTCCTCTTTCTGTTCAAAAATTATTACACACAGATAACTCAAAATGTATGAGAGCTTCTAGAAACAGAGTAAAACCTTTTACCTATTGTATGTTAAGAAAAGGTATAGAAAACAATGATACACAATCATTTATTGGACTTATTGCAGATATATATATAGATTATTTAAGAGAGAAAGAGAGAACTAGTGGTAAAACAAGAAAAGAAGTTCAAGATATTCAAGTTCCAACTATAAAAGAAATGAAACAAATATTAGTAAACGCAATTACAATTGATAGTTTTGTTCGTTACTTTAATGGTGGTCTAATACGTGCTTTTGCGGGAAAAAAAGGAGAAATTAAAGATATTGACATTCAACCATATTTATCTTCTAATTTATCAAAAAGAATGGACATGAATAAACGTCTAGAGAATGAAGAAGAAAACAAAAATCATATAGAACATTTCAAACAAATATGTTCTTCTTTCGAAAACTATATAAAATATATACAGAATGAAAATGAAATTATAGATCATGTTTATTTATGGGATCTAATAACAACACCTAATCCAAATCTATTTCCAAATGGTATAAATATCATTCTATTAAATATACCCGATGATGATATAACAAATAATATTGAATTAATTTGTCCAACAAACTCACATTCTTCTAATGTATTTGATAGTAATAAACCTTCACTTTTAGCTATTTTAAAAGATAAATATTATGAACCCATTTATTTATACAGAGATGAAGAAATTGAAATTAATGTAAATAAATTATTTCATAAAAAGAACTCACATTTATTATCGAATATAAGATATGTATTACAAATAATAAATCAAGGTAAAAATAAATGTAAACCATTGCCTAGCATACCTAGAATATACAAATATAAAGAAAATAAAGACTTATCATATGTAAAAGAGTTATTTAATGAGAAAGGCATTAAAATTCTAAGTCAAATAAGTAATTATAGTAGTAAAATAATTGGGTTATATATTCGTATTCGTGAAACTAACGAGACGGGATTTGTACCTATAAAACCATCTTCAATACATCCAAAGTATAGAGTTGATTATTTCGATGACAATAATATATTTACTAATCTAGATTCTTCAATCTCTTTTTTGAAAAAAATATATAAACTTACAGGAAAAGATATGGCAATTAAACCTATTATAAAAGTAATAGAAGATGAACTTATTGTTGGAATAATTACTAATGGCAATCAATTTGTACCTATCAAAGAACCGCAGGAGAATACAACTTATATGGAACTTCAAGAACAAAAAGGAACAAACTTTTTAATTGCAGACAAAAAAGTCTCTCTAAGTAGAAAGGTTGATGAAGAGAGAGAAAATACAATTCAACGAATAAAATTGGAAAATAGTTATTATAACTCTTTTCGAAATACTGCAAGAATATTATTAAATATACACGAAAATAGAGATATCAAATCCAAGATACAAAATATACTAGATAAGAAAGATAAGTTTCATAGTAAAAAAATTAAAAATATTAAAAAAGAACTAAAAATATTACTAGAAAATAATATTATATTTAAAGAATTAGATGATGAACAACTAGCAAAGATAGGAAAAGTATCTATGTGCTATCATTTAAGTAAAAGTGAAACAACCGAAAAATGTGAAAGTCTTGATTATTGTATGGTGAGAAAAGATGGCTCCAATCTTTGTACATTAGTTATACCATCTATAAACTTGATCAGTAATTACGATAATGAAAGTTTATATTATACACGTCTAGCAGATGAAATATCTAGATATAAAGATATATACAATTATCTATTTCATGAAAATATATATTTATCAAATCTTCATATTGATTATGAATTAAAAAAGAATGAAATAATATTACTAGAAACTATGTTGACTACCTACTTTGATGACATTATTCAAGAAAGTGAAAATAGATTTATTACATATAAAGTTGGTGAGTTTACACAACCCAATAAAACAGAAGAATATAACAATACTTTTACTATCGATGAAATTATGATGGGTATCGAAGATGAAAGAGAAGTAGTAGAACCAAGAGAAGAACAAGAAGAACCAATCATAGTAGAAGATACTTCTTGTGTATCTAAACCAAATGAACCAAGTAAAGGTAAATGGAAAACACTATTAAAAAATCCAATAGAACGTGTTTATTCTAATATAGAAGCTTGTTCATTTCATATATTAAAAGATATTTATCAGAACTATACTGGTAAAAAAATTACAACTCATAAAATAAAAAAAGTTCTTATTAAGGAGTATAACAAAGTTATTAGTGTTCATGGAGAAGAAAAAATAGTAAATAAAATATTAAATGATGAAGGAAAGCATCTTCTTATGAGACAAATATTAGAAGGAAAAATATCATTAGAAGATACAATCATATCTGAAAACTATTATGTTACAAACTTTGATATTATATTATTTGCTATGAGATATAATCTACCAATTTTAATTGTTTCCTCTACTGAATTAAATGAACTACGTGGATGGAATATAAAAGATACTGCTAAACGTGTATCTGCTGTAAGAGAGAAATCTAAGTACAATCACGTATGGATGGTTCAAAATGACGATATTAAAGATTTTTATTATATCATAAGACAACCTGGAATTAAGAGAAATATAGTGCCTGAATATATTTTATTCCATAGAAATAACAGCATACGAATTAAAATAGATACACTATCTCCAGTATTTAGAAACCAATTAGAAAAGATTTATATCAATAGACCAACCTTTTATAACTATGTAGATAAATATATACGTCTTATTAATATTAGAAAAAAATTACGTCTTGTTCCTGTTGAAGAAGATACTAGTATTATAAAAATAAAAAGAAAGAAACCAAAAATTGTATTGAGAGAAGAATAATAAATAAAAATATTTTTTTTATTCATTATTTTAATGTAATTACTTTAAAATCCAGGGTCATAATCGTTGTCTTCACCTGTATTCTTAGTTTGAATTGCTCTAACGTTAGAAACAATCTTTATATTGTTAATAGAACAAGGGTCATCAACATTTTCCAATTTAAATAGAGTGTCTATAGTTTCTTCTTTAACCATCTCTCTTACTTTCATACTCTTAACTTTATTCATATCTAAAACAACCTGGAAACTACTTGTTCCAAAATTACCAAGTTGTCCACACATCACATTGGCAGAAACACCACGCAAATTATCTATTTCTCCATGACGTGCTGCACGAAGGAACATCTCAGGAGTTTCTTCAAAAGAAGCTTTAGCTATTGGTCCTATATTATCATTATTAATACCATGACGGAATATCGAGATTGGTTTATCTGAATAACACATTCTATCACATAATAATGCTAGATGATGGTAATTAATATATGTTCCATCAAATTGTATTACTTCTTGGAACTCATTAAATATACTCTGTCTAGCTGCTTCAATACCTAAAACATCGTACATTTCCATTATATTATTCGAGTATGTTTCATAGGGATTAAACTCACTCATTGAAAGTATATCTAATAAGTTTGAACCAACTGTATCAAGCACCCATATTTCTTTTGTATCATAATCTCCATCATTAAAGATAGCAATATTTTGTATTTTACGTATTGTGACTTTAGAAATCTTAGGAATACCTTTCAAAACAATACTATCCATAAGATTATCTTGAATATTTTTCAACATATAAATCTCATCTGATTGGTCTAAACTTTCTTGATTTGTTTTTACTAATCCTTTCTTTTTACTTATTAATTCTTTAAGCCTTATTCTTAATACAAGTTTATCTGAATTATAATCACTATATATACACTCTATATCTTGTGAATACCCATTCTCAATTGCAAAATGAATATCATCCATTGTTATGTTTTTATCTAGTAATATCTCTTTATCAAACTCAAATCTTAATACCCACTTGGATTTTGCTGTTCCATCATCATTCTTCTCTATACAATCACTTACAATTTCTTGGAACTCGTGATATTGTTTCATTAATTCTCTATCTTCTTGAATAAGAGTATTCATATTATCAGGATCAAAGCATATCTCTGAGGATACTATAACGTCTCTTAAAGATGTATGCTCCACTAAATACATTAGCTTCTGTGCCTTTAGACGATCTATACGTTCTTCATTTTTTAAATGTATCGTAATAGAAGGGTTCTTAGGCTCTTTTGATAATGATAGTATTTCTTCAATTCTTGGAACACCACGAGTTACATTTGATTTACTCGATACACCTGCTAAATGGAATGTATTTAGTGTCATTTGTGTAGTGGGTTCACCTATTGATTGTGCAGACAACATACCCACCATTTCACCAGGTGCAACAAGAGATTTTTTGTAATTATGAACAATTGTTGTAAGAAGAAGCATTATTGCGTCTCGATGGAACCGATGGTTGAATATTAATTGTTTTGGATTAATGTAATAATCAAATACAATATAGAATAATTCCGTAGGTTTAGCTAAGTGGATATTATCTAATTGTAATTTAAAATCATTAATTAGTGTATGACATTCAAGAGGTGTAATATTAACAATTGAATTTTTTGTTATATTTAATTGATGCTTGATATTTTCGATAATACGTTGGAAGTTTACAGGTATATTCACTTTATTGTCCATATCTTCTTTAAAGACATTATATATAAGTTCATCACGATATTTTATCATGTTTTGTATTAATATTTTTGTATTTTCAATCATTGTCTTTTCTTCCTTTTTAACATTATCAATAATATCTCTTGTAAAATAATTTCTATAATATAAGGTTTTATTCTTCATATCTTTTGGTATTTCAAAGTGTTCATATATTTGACTAATAGATAACTTAGATAATGGAATAACTTGACCTTCCACTTTCGTTGTATCTATATTATCATCTCCATATGTAAACTGCACAATCTTACTCATATTATTACGAACTGTCATGTCATATTCTACCTTTAAATCCTCCATTCCTTTAATTAATCTTCGTTGAATATATCCCGTTTGACTTGTATCACGAACTTGAAGACCATTTGCCAAACCGAAATTCAATGTTTTTGGAATTGTTAAATCATACATCTTTTTATGTTTTCTCACATCAATATTTTCAATACGAATAATCGCATCTAAAACCACATCATTTACAATGTGATAAGATGGTTTCATTGAAATATTGTAAGATAAACCTTCAAACTCACCAAAGATACCCATACGATTACATAGCTGAGCAAATAAATTAACTTCCTTTTTATTGGTAAAATTAATACAAAGTCCTTTTTCTGTTTTTACTGAAGAATCACCAATTATCATATTTACTATCTTTATTACATCTTGAGTATCACATAATAACATATTCGGAATAAGTTCTTTATCCTCTTTAAATTGTTCTACAATATTATTACTTATGATATAAAATGATTTCGAGGTATTACTCAAACTCATTGTTGATGGTAAACAATCACCAACGGAAATATCTTTTGTATAACGTTCTTCAAACTGACTTTTAGCAGGATCCCATACAATAAGTGATTTGCTTGATGTAACAATAACATCTCGTCCACTTTGTGTAGTGATTTTAAATAATTCATCACCAGGATCGTGTCGTGTCATTGCAGTTACATCTGCCCAATAGACACGACCTGACATATCTGTAGTTGAAATCATAACTCCATTAATATCTAAAATCTCCATATTATCTTTTTTCTCATACTTAATTTTATCCTTTTCATTTTCAAGTCTTTCATCCACCCATTTACCAATCTCGGTATAGTGAACAACATCATTCTCAATAATTATAATAGGAGTTTCCCAAGAAACTGATTTTACAGCAGTATCAATTAAGCCAACACGTCCACCCATGGCATGGAAGAATAATTCTTGAGGTGTTAACCCTTGAATAAATGAACTTTCAACAAATCCTCTTGCTTCTGGACTATCATTATATTTAGTGTAATGGGGTAAAGTTCGGTCTTCAAAACCATATGGTATTCTCTTACCATCTACATTTTGTTGTCCCAAACACGAAATCATTTGAGCAATATTCAAGTGACTACCTTTAGACCCTGCATCAACCATTATTTTAAATCGATTATCACTTGACAGACTTTTTCTTCCTATCTTACCTGCCTCTTCCATTGCTTTATTTAATATACTATTCACACTTGTTTCAAACTCTTCATAATTCGATTTCCCTGTATTATTCTCAAATACACCAATCTGAACCTGTTCAATAAGCCTATTCACATCTCTCTTTTTTTCCATAATAGCTCTTGAAATTTTATTATTCGTGTCACTATCTGCTATTAAATCACTAATTCCTACACTAAATGCAGTCATCTTCATATACTCTGTGATAATATTCTGAATATTATCAATAAAATCAGCAGAAGCATTGTATCCAAAATCATTAAATATAGTATGAATTAATTTTTTGACATTTTTATCTAATTGACCACGCTTCATAACACCATTTATAATTTCTATTATATTATTTGTGGTTGTATCATCTTCATCACCATCATAAGAATTATTTTTAAACTTTAAGTACAAAGGAGGTAGAATTTGTGTTAATACATCAAAGTTTGATAGTTGATTTCTTTTCGACCCATCCTTATTTTCAAACATAGACAAATCCAAATTTTTAATCTTCATTAACAAATTCATTACTTTTTGAGGCGTAAATGAAATATTTTCTCTAGTAAAACGATAACATCCTAGAAGTGAATCTTGGAAAATACCAACAATAGAACTATTGTTTGCTGGACTAATTATCTGTCTTGGAACAATTGCCAAATTGAGAAGTTCTGCACGTGATTCATCATCTTGAGGCATGTGCATATTCATTTCATCTCCGTCAAAATCCGCATTGTATGGTTTGGTATCAGCTACATTCATTCTAAATGTATTTCCATGTTTCATAATTTTTGCTAAATGACACATCATACTCATTCGATGAAGTGTAGGTTGTCTATTAAACAAAACAGGATCATTGTCAATCATATGACGATGGACAATATCACCTATATTTAAAGATATATTTAATCGGTCAACATATCTTAAAGATATGTTTTCGCCATTTTTTTTCTCTAATATTTTAGCACCTGGATATTTATCAGGACCATTTACTACCATATATTTTAATGTATTTATATTACGTTCAGTAACCTTTACAGGATAGGTAATATTCATTGCAATTTTTAATGGAACACCAAGTTGACGAATACTTAGATTTGGATCCGCTGTAATCACACTTCTTGCAGAGAAGTCAACACGTTTACCCATTAAATTACCACGAACACGTCCTCCCTTTCCATTCAACCTTTCTATAATAGATTTTAATGGTCTTCCTGAACGTTGTGCAACCGAAGCAACCCCTGGAATATTATTATTTACCATCATTGCAATATAATATTGTAAAACATTTGTCCAATCCTCAATTACATTCTCTTTTGCATTCTGTTCTATTTTTTCTTGTAATGTTTTATTCGCTTTAATAATATTCACAATAATATGAGACAAATCATCCTCACTTCTTTGTTGTGAATCATGTTTAACTGATGGTCTTACAGCAGGAGGTGGAATAGCTAATACTTGACACACCATCCAATCAGGTCTTGAAAATAAAGAACTGAAACCCATAAAATTCACATCATCATCCGATATTCTTCTAAATATTTTTAAAACAATTTCAGGTGTCATCTTCATTATCAACTTATCTTTATCATTACTATCTATATCTTGAATTTCACTCCATTCTGCATATAATGATGCTAAACCATCTTTTTTAATTTTATCTGGTTGTTTACACCCACACCCATCATCATTCTCTTCTCCACAACGTTTTACTTTACTTGCATTTTCAAAAACATAATCCCATCTATCTTTATTATTCATATCCATCGCCTCTTTATATTTATCTTTACTTATTAGCAGTTTACTACATTTGATACATACACAACGAAGAATTTTATTTATATGAGTAAGATATTGAATGTAGAATACAGGACGTGCTAATTCCATATGTCCAAAGTATCCAGGAGTTTGCATATACGTTAAACCATCTGTAGGACATATCAATCCAGGCTCTAATACACCCATTCTAGGATCAAATAATCCATTGATTACAGGTTTATTATTTACATATGTATCACGACTTGTTATATGTGCTACAGATGACTTTCTGATTTCATCTGGTGACAAAATACTAAATTGAATACCAATAATTCTTGAAATGTTTGTCTCGGTCATGTTTTGAAATTGCATTATATATTATAATATTATCTAATATTTACTTTAATTCAATTTTTTATTTATTAAGATTTATTTTAATTAAAAATAAAATTGAACAATATAAAAACATTATAAAAGTTATAACTATACCCATAGAATTATATGGAAAATACAATGAGTAAAAAATCCAACATTATTAAAGTCATGGATGAAGACTATAACTCTTCAAGTGATTCCGAATATTTACCTAATGAAGATGAAATGTATTGTAGCACTAGTTCTCAGTCTGATGAATGTTCATATGATACAGAAAATGAGGAAGAAAGTGATGTTAATAACAAAGTTCCCAAGTTTGATGAAGTTGAATATCAAAAGATGTTATGTAAAATGTTTCCATCTAAATATATGAAAGATAAAGTTAATTCTTCAACTCATAAAGATAAAAATAAACTTATTAGATTAAAAAAGAAAACAAATAAAGATGAAACTACAATTTCTGATACAAAAAAAAATAAAACTTCTTCTAAAAAGAGGGATATTAAGAAAGAACTTGTATCTGAAACTGAAACATCTGATGAAGAAGAAGACGAAATACTAGATACTAGTGATGATGAGGATGATGATGAAAAATCTAAAAGTTTTAATATTGTTTTCACAATAAAACCATCGAATAAAAATCAATATAGTGATGAAGATGATGATGAAGATGATGATGAAGAGGAAGAGGAAGAGGAAGAGGAAGAGGAAGACGAACATGAAGAAGAGGAAGAAGGGGACCAGGAAGACGATGAGGATGAAGAAGAATTAAACAAGAGAAAAAAAAAGCAAAAAAAGGAAAATGTATATGATGATATTGATAGTGATACAGAAGAAACTTTCTTAAATATTATAAAAACATTAAAAGGAAGTAAAGAAAAAGAAAATATTAAAGAGGAGTGTATGAAAAAGTTTAATAAATATGTTGACAAGGCACGAAAAAAGAGAGAAGAGAGAAAGAGAGTTCAAGAGTTGAAGAAGAAGAAAGAAAATATTAAAAAAATGAAGAAAATGATATTCAGTAATAAAGAAATGAATGATTATAAGTATTTTAAACAACTTGATTTAGAAAAACAAGAAGAATTGATTACTAAAATGAAAGATATAGAGAAAGAATATCATCTAGATAGACCCTATCATATGAGTTTAATTGATTCAACACTTCCAGTTCAATATAAAGCAATCGCTATGAAAAAAGTAAATGTGTTAAAACAAATGGAACCTGGATCAAATGAATATTATAAAATCAAACAATGGGTTGATACATTTATGAGAATACCATTTGGTGTCTATCGTTCTTTACCCGTGAGTATAAATGATGGTTTAGATATTTGTCATGATTTCATGGAAAACTCAAAGAAAATATTAGACGATGCTGTATATGGATTAAATGATGCTAAATTACAAATATTACAGCATCTTGGTAATTTGATTACAAATCCTTCTGCAGTAGGTTCTGCCATTGCTATTAAAGGTCCTATGGGAACGGGAAAAACTACACTTGTAAAAGAAGGTATTAGTAAAATATTAAAACGTCCATTTGAGTTTATTGCCTTAGGTGGTGCTACTGATAGTAGTTATCTAGAAGGTCATTCTTATACTTATGAAGGGAGTATATGGGGGAAAATTGTTGAGATTTTAATTCGTTCAAAATGTATGAACCCAGTAATATACTTTGATGAATTGGATAAAGTTAGTGATACACCTCGTGGTGAAGAGATAGTGGGTATTTTAACACATTTGACAGATACAACACAAAATACACAATTTCATGATAAATATTTCTCTGATATTGATTTTGATTTGAGTAAAGCACTTTTCATATTTAGTTATAATCATGAAGAAAAAATTAATCCAATTTTAAAAGATAGAATGTATCGTATTCAAACAAAAGGATACAATACAAAAGATAAAATTATTATTGCGAAAACACATCTTATTCCTAAAATAGAGAGAAACATTGGTTTTAAACAAGGTGATATTATAATGACAGATGAAATTCTCGAATTTATTATTCAACACGTAGAAGATGAAAAAGGTGTTCGTAATCTTAAAAGATGTCTTGAAATCATATTTAGTAAAATTAATTTGTATAGATTGATGAAACCTGATTCTGTATTGTTTGATAATGTCAAGACAATTGAATTTAAGTTTCCATTAACACTAACTCAAGAAATTATTAATAAATTAATACAAAAGAAAGATATTGAAAATGAATCTTTCCGTTTTATGTATAGTTAGGATTGTTTACGTGTATACTTCTTATTCTTCTTCTTTAACTTTCGACTTCCTCGTAAACCACCTGAACGTTTACTTGTTAATAATAATTTTTTTTTATATCTATCATATACTTCTGCAATACTTATTCGTTCTGTATAACGTGATTTTATCATATCCATAATCAAATCATAAAAAGATGACATATAAGGTGATAATAAAGTAGGTTTTTCATTTATATTAAACTTACTTCTTGTAAATGCATTCCACATCTCAATAAATAAAATACCCATACTAAAAACTTCACTTTTCATCAAAATCTCTTTAATAAAGCTTTTAATTACTTTTTTTCTAATTTTAATATTGTCAGGAATTGTATCAATGAAGTCAATATACCAATCAATATCAAAATTATCTAGATAAAGATTACCACCTTCGATATATTTTTTATTATACTCAGACATATAACTCAAACTATATATTTTGTTTATTCTTTCTTTAAATATCTCTCTTGTAGTCTTTCCTGTCATTTTATGAATATCATTTACGTTACTAAGTAATAATCGTAAGTTTGACATTAAAAAACTATCTAGTAATGTATTCCGTTCTACTTTTCTAGTTTCTATATCCAACATCAATGGGTCAAATAAAATAACTTCAATAGGACGGATAAAATAACCTCGTTGAAGATCTAATTCATCAAGATTAAAATCATCTAATTGAATAGAGAGACCAAAATCAATATAATTGAAACGATGTATTCCCTCCTGCTTTTTTATAACTATATTATCTGACTTTATATCAAAATGAAGATATTTATGCATACTCATTTCTTTTAATCCATAAATAATATTATGAAAATCACGCAAAAAATGTTGTATTTCACTATCCGTAAATGGCTCTCCTTTAATTTTATTACCTAGATATTCACTTAAAGGATCTCCACCATCTTTCATTTGTAAAATACGTAATTTTTTATCCCAACCTTTCTCATTAATATCTATATCATTATCTAATAACAATTCACAATCACGAAATAGATTATCACGTTCTAAAGTTGGATATGCTGGAATACACATTGTATGTGGTGGTAAATGATATTTAAACTCTTTATCTATATTGTGAACTCTATCACTTTCAACAAGCTCTTTAAATGCTTCGTCACGAAGCATCAATTTTGAAACTACATTATCAGGTCTTCGTTTTAATTCTCCCTTGCAATGTAATGGTGGTCTATATACACATCCATAACTTCCTTCACCAATTAACTTTCCACCTTTCATATATTATTTATATATATTAAATAATATATTTAATTACTTAGACATACAGCAATAAATTGTTCAAGTAGTAAATCATACACTCGATTAAAATGATGTAATGCTTCTTCTGCATCGTATCTATTTTTATGATGAAAACTTGTCATATTTTTAATTAAATGATAGAACTCATTTTCTAATTTATTGTCATTATCTTCTCTATCCATATTGAACTTACTTGAAGAACTCAACATATTCCATAATTCTATCATAATTAATCCCATACTAAAAACATCATTCTTTTTCAATACATTACGAAGATAATTATTATAATTCTCTTCATGTATCTTTCCCCCTGAAACTATATTATTATTTGTAATTTCATTCATATACTCTGTGAAAATACTATTTTTACCTGGTTTATCTTCTAGAAATTCTTCTTTACTTGGTAAATAAATACTCTTTGAACCTTCTATATTATCATCATTAAAATCAATAGCATAAGAGTCTTCATATATAAATTTCATATAATCATATAATATTTCTCTTTCTTTTGGTTTATTATGAAATAATATTTTAATTGGCGATTTTAAAAGTGTTTTTTTAACATCTTCTTGTTCATTATCTTTATATTTTTTACTTTTACCAAGTTTTTTTTTAATAGGAGAACTATCTAAAAGAACTAGTTCAAATGGTCTTACAAAATAACCACTATTGAATATACTATCAAATGGTTCATCTTCATCCAAATTATTAATTGCAAGACCAAAATCAATATAATTAAACCTATATGTTTGATTATTCTTCTTTCTAACTACTATATTATCACTTTTAATATCATAATGAACATATTTATTATCCATCATTACTTTCAATCCTTCAAATAGATTTTTTATTCCCATGATAAAAATTATTTTTTTTTTAGTTCGTTCATCCTTCATTTTATCTAAAGCATTAGTTAATGAAGTTCCACCATCGGGAATTTGTAGTATTGCTAATTTTTCAAACCATTCTCTTGGTTTTTTTTCTTTCAGTTCCATTGCAATATCACAATCTCTGAACTTATTATCTGTCTCTTCATCTGGCTCTTCAGGTAAGCATTTTTCTGGAGTTGGTAAATGAAATCTAAATGTGGGATCTATTCTATCTATATATTCATTTTCTTTTAGTTCTTTTTTTGCCTCTTTTCGTTTCATTAATTTAGATACAACATTTGCACGTCGTGAAGTTTCACCTTTGCAAAGAAGAGCAGGACGATAGACACAACCATAACTTCCTGAATCTATAAACTTACCTCCTTTTCTTTTCTTTGTTTTTTTACCACCTCTTCTTCTTGTATTCTTTATTGTGTTATTTCTATGTTTTCCTAATATTCTTGTCATATATATTTATATCATATTATTTTTTTACTAAACCAAGTTGTTGTAAACGTTTTCCTATATCTCCATCACTCATGACACATTGATTAGATGCTATATTATATACTTGACCTGGTGGACATTGTGGTGCTTTTTGAAGAGCCTTATTTACTTTCTCTCTATTAATTCTCTTATGGATACCAACCTTTTTTAATCTTTTTGCAATAGTGCTATCCTCTTGAATACAATTTTGACTAATAGGATTATAGATTTGCCCTTGTGGACATTGGCGATAAATGGGTCGTTTTTTACGTTTTTTTGTATGTCTCATTATATCCTTTTTTGTAAGTTGTTTTCGTGGTGCAAGCCTTAGATTAATAATTCTTCTTCCTAATTTTCCGTCTTTATCTACACAATTTTTTGATATGATATTTAATACTTCACCTGTAGGACAATCTTTAGCCTTTCGTAAATGTCGTCCAACTTTTTCTCTCTTAATTGTTTTATATAATCCTATCTTCTTAATTCTTTTTGCATTAGGATGGTCTTTATGAATACATTGTTGAGAAATAATATTATACACCTCATCTTCTGGACAATCTTCATATTTTCCAATACGTGTAAATCTCCTATCACGAAAAGCAATATCCTTGAATTTATTTCTTCTTGTTTGTGTTTGTCGTCGAATATGTCTTGTATCTTCATCAATTAACGTCAACTCTTTCTTTCTAATTTTTCTAGTTTGTCTTCTTTCTCTCTTTCTTGATGGTTTAATAGTGGCTTTATTATCCTTTTTCAATTCTCTATTAATGAGCTCTAACATCTTTAAAAATATTCTATATCCTTCAATAGGTGAAAGTCTATCTTTAATATTTGAGTTTGTATATCCTTTAATAATATCGTAAAACATGCTTTCTATCATTGTTAAATTATTTGGCTTTCTTTGAATATCAAACTTCTCTCGTTTTAATGCTCCCCATAATTCGATTAAAAATATACCAAAACTATATGTATCCACACTTTTTAATATATATATTTTAAAGTTTCTTTCACCCATTTCTCTATAAAGTGAATAATATTGGTTAAGTTTTAATCCATCCATATATAGGTTTGCGTGTTCTTCTGTACTCTTAACTTCTTCTTTTTTTCCATTTTTTATAAATCTAGAATTATAATGTTTTTTATTACTTGTTCTAAAGAGATACTTCATGACAGAACGTATGTCATCAAATCTTCTATCCCGTAGAAGAGAGAAAAATGTTTCTCTCGATGAATATATTTGTAACTCTTTTTCAAGAAATAAATTATTTACTGGCTCATTATAAGTAAATACAATATCCATTGGATAATGAATAGAGTCTATTGATGGTATAAAGTCATCTTCAGTGAGTTTATCAAAATTATCAATCATATAAGAAAGTCCAAAATCAATAAAATTAAACCTATAAGTTTTTTTATTAAACAATATATTTTCATCCTTGATATCACCATGTAAAAACTCATGTTCATACATATCTTTCAATCCATAGAATAAATTTTCTAAACTAGCTATTAATTTCATTCGATTTAAATCTTTATTTCCTTGAAAAATACTTTTCAAAATATTATCCATAGATACACCACCATCTTTATATTGAAGAATACGAAATCTATCTTTCCAACCTTTTTCTTGTGGTGCGCCATTGATAGCAGCAACGAAGCATTCGTGTAAATTATTATCTATTTTTTTATCAGGTTTTGCTGGCTTACATATAGTTGGTCTCTTCAAATGATATTTATACGTGTTATCTATTTTATCAATTACATTTGTAATGCTATGTTCTTTTATAGCATCATCTTTTTTCATTAATTTTGATACTTTATTTTTAGGTCTTTCTGAACTCCCTTTACAACGCAATGGAGGACGATACACGCAACCAAAAGAACCTTCATCAACATAGGCACCTCCTATTTTATTCATATATAATATTTGATATTATATTTTCAAACATTATATTTCTGTTTTGTAGATGTTTATGGAACGAATACGTTTTCCAATATCTCCATCTTTAGAAACGCACCTATTTGATACTACATTATACACTTGTTTATCATTACATTTTGATGCTTTTCTTAAATGTCTTGAAATAGCATCATGATCTACTTTACCATCTAAACCAACCTTTTGAAGTCGTTTACCAATAGAACTATTTCTTTGAATACATTTCTCACTAATTGGATTATACATTTTATTTTCAGGACAAGGTTTAAAAAGTGGTCTATTCTTTCTTGTTGCCCGTCGTATCAATCTTTTATGGTCTCTCTTTGTTAATTGTTTTCTTGGTGCAAGACCAAGATTTATAATTCTTCTCCCAAGTGGATTATTCTTATTCACACAATTATCAGAAACAACATTTCGTATTTTTCCAGGAGGACAATCTTTTAGTTCACTTAAACCCTGTTTTACTTTTTCACTTCGGATATTTTTATGTAATTCTAATTGTTTTATTACTTTAGCATTGGGATGATTTTTTTGAATACATCGTTTAGAGATTACATTATATATTTTATTTTCAGGGCAATCCTTGTATATATCTTTACGACCTTCTAAACTAAATCCATATGTAATTGCGTGTTCATCTTCTAAACTTTTCTCTCTCTTTTGTGTTTTTGTCTTCTCTCTTGATTTTTCTCTTCTCTTGGTTCTTCTTTTCTCTTTTCTCTTTACTATTTTTAATATTTTCTTATATTCCTCATAAGCTTCACTTGCATTCATTCGTTTTGTTATATTAGCTCTAGTCATATTACGTATTAAATCGTGGAATTTACTTTCTGCTTCATTAAGCATATTACTTTTTTTTAAAGAGTATTTTGTTCCTGTTAAGAACTCCCAAATATAAGTAAGAAATAGACCAAGTGAATATACATCAATGTGGATCATAATAAAGTGTGAAAACTTCTTGAAATCACGATTAAATAGAGTATCATATACATTATAATAATCTTCATAATAACCTGATTCTAGAGAAACATCATCTAAATACATATGGGGATCTCCTCTCTCTAACCCTTCATATAGGTCTTTGATGGAATTATATAGTTTAGCATCTTTCAGTATAATACTATTCTTAACATTAATGCTACTATAATCATTTGCACAGATTGACTTTAAAACTGCATCTATTTTATCAAATTCTTTATTCAGAAGTAACTCGTAAGTTCTACCATTAAAATTAGTATATCTATTATTATGATATACCTTGATTTTGCGTAAAGGATAATTTTCTAGAAATCCAACATCTAAAGGTCTTACATGATGACCGAAAGATGGAAACGAACGTTTTGGAACAAAATCTTCAACATTAAAAGAAAGTCCAAAATCAATATAATTCATTTTAAATGTTTCAGGGTTTATCACTATATTATTATAATTAATATCACCATGAACAAAACCATTCTCATACATTTCTTTTATTCCTAAAAAAAGTGTTTTAAGTTCTTTCATAAAACGATTTACATTAATATCTTTTACATTTTCACGATGTTTTTCTATGAATGAATGGATAGAAATACCTCCATCTTTATATTGTAAAAGACGAACTTTATCTTTCCAGTTATCGGGTGACTCTTGAATTATTTTATGTATAAAATCACAATCACGTAACATATTATCATGTTTATCAACTAATTTTTTGGGTTCACACATACGTGGTGTAGGTAGATGAAAGTTAAAGTTGTTATCTATACGATCTATAACTTTTACATTATTTAATTCTTTAATTGCTTCATCTTTTAATAGAACTTTTGAAATCATTCCTTTTTCTCTCTTCTTATCTCCTTTGCATTTTAAAGCTGGTTTATACACACAACCATATTGACCTTTTGCAATAAACTTTCCACCTATTTGATTGGCTTTCATATATAATTTACATATATAATAAATTATATATTATTAGAATTCTGTCATGTGTGTTCTATTACCCCCTCTAGTATTTAAGTAGTCAATTTGTTCAGGTGTCATACATGCACACCCTCCACCAGTAAATCCACCCGAGATTAAAAGTCCACCCTTTGAACTAAATTTAGAACCACAGCATTGAGGACTGAATTGGGTATCTCCTAAAAACGACATACTTTCTTCAGGACCAACAAATCGTGAACCTTCACTACCTTTTCTATGATAAGCTAATCTTTCCGCCTCTTCTATTTTTCTATCATCTGTATCCCAACTCCCAAGAACACCAGTTCCCATTCTATAATCAACTGAACTTCCTAACATTGATAATCCTTCTTTAAGACCCACCCTACTACAAGAACTAATAAGGTGTAAATTTGCTAACCATAAAATAACAATCGCTATAATAATTAATTCAGCACGAATTTTTAATCCAAACACATTTATATCCATTATATATATTAAAGAATAAAATAATATTTATAAAAGACATTCTATATTTCCATCATAATCTGCAAATTTGTAATTTTCTAAATAGAAATACTTTTTATCAGTTAAAATGTGATATAATTTATTTGTACTATCATAGGAATGATAATATTCTATATCTAAGTTTAATGTAGAAGTTGTTTTATCATCAATATATAAAATATTATGTGATTTTCCATAAATATATTTTTTATTTGGTAATTTTATTTTATACGTGGCATTATTAAGAACTTCTACAACTCCAATAACAGAAATATTGTTTTTTAATTTATCGTTTATTTTGATTTCTTGAATAGATTTATGTGTTCCATCATTCATTTCAATACTAGTAGAACCAATAAATCCACCCTCTAAATGGTTCATAATAGTATATTTTTTCAAAATAATATTTTTTATATCTGTTTTTTTAGAGTTTCTAAGATTTATTAATTGTTTTTCTAAATGATTGATTTCTTCGTCTTCAATATCATCCCAATCCGAAAATATGTTATTCAAGATATGGATAGATTTACTGGTTGTATTAATACAGAATATATATTTTTTATCGTAATCCTTTAAATAAACTGCATCAGGTAGTAATTCTACAGGAACCCACTGATTATAAACGAAGACATTATGATTTCCAGATACAATGCATCCTCTATATTTATACATTTCTGTTTCTTGGATTTTATCATCTTCTTCATGACATCGTAATACTTTAAATACAGAATGAACAATTGAACCATCTTTTAAAACATCGCCAGGAATTATATCTTTTATATTTTTGGTTTCGTTTATTGTTTCTATTTTTGTAAACTCATCAAAACACTTGGGTCTTCTAGGTAGACTTCTCTTTGTTTTACCTAGAAGACGTCCAAACTCAACTAATACTGGTAAAACAAATCCAGTAACAATTCCAAAAATAACTAAAAGCGGTGCAGCAAGAGGGGCTAAAAACAAAGATGCTAATAATTTAGCCGCAATACCAGCTAATATGACTAATCCTCCAATAACTAAAGTAATAAAAACACGAATAAATAATAAAACACTAAAATATCCTGTTAATAAAACATACATTTTTGCAACAATAACACCAATCGCTTTTTGCAATGTATCTCTTAGTTTAATAAACATGTATTGGATTGGAATAATAAAGCCAAATACCCTAGAAATAATACGCTGGTTAATATTTACTAAATTATCAGTGACATCTGCGATTTTAACACGAATACCTTGAATATTATCAGATATAATACTTATGGATTGATAAATTATATTCATGACAAATAAAATAGGTCTGAAAAAGTTGGCTGATATTTTTTCGAAAATACTATTTATACAATAATTAAAGTTTGAATTTGTAAATTCTAAAGTTCCTTTATCATTTGGTTTATTAATTAATCCTGCAAATGGCATTACCATAGGATTACATCTTTGTCGAACCCAATCTGCCTTAATTGGTTTTAATTGGCTCAATACATAAAAATAAGAGAAAATAATAAAAAAGATAAGGAGTATAAGAATGGTCATAGTGAATGACCCTCCATAAAAATCAAAGTATCCTTTTTGGTTATATATCTTGGAGAATATATTTTTAATATCGATAGGGTTATCCATATGTTATTTATAGATATAATTATTGTGTATTTAATTTATCATTCTCTTTTATTTCGTTGTCTTCCCAGTCCCAAAATTTATATTCACCAATAGGAATAATGTGATTTGAAACAATCAAGCAAGACATTTTATTTGTTTGAATATTTCTCTCTACAACTGAATGTTTATAATCTTTTACTTCAAGGAACTTACCACTTATAGGGTCTTGCATATAATGACTTCCAGTAACATAAATATAGTCTTTATATTCATTGCTGTAGATTTTATAATATAGATTTTCGTGATCATTTTTATTTCCTCTAATAATCATAGAGGCTTCTACTTTAGCACCATTACTTAATATATCACCAATTTCTATAGTATCCATCTCTTTATATGTATGATCCATTAATTTGACTTTTGTTTTAGGATGGAAACACACAAATCTTAGTGTTTTGCCAATAGGACCTGCCATAATACTAGAACCTGTTTTCATTCCAGTATCCATAAGGTACACCGTTAAAGTAACAGTTCCAATTAATTTATCCATTGTATCTTTAAGTTTAATAATCATTTTTTGAAACTCAAGCATAATATTAATAAATATACCTAGAATACTACCAATAATATTTGTAAAGTTTGAAGTAATACTATCTATTTTCTTTCGTATCCATTGAATATTATTTAGTAAATCACCAATTACATTCTGTATTAAGGTCATAATATAATTTGTTGGTTTTAGTAATTCACCAATATAAGAAGTCTGCATATTTTGGATACAATAAGTAAAATTAGATACAGGATCGTGTCCAAAATAACCAGCAAACGGAATAACGGATGGAGAACATCTGTATTTCGGCCAATTTGATTTAATATTATTCATGCCTATTGTAAATGTATTTATAAATGACAACAAAACAAACATTAAAATAATAATAACAGATAAAAATATATCGCTAAACTTCATATAATAATATAATTTGATATTTTATTTTAACATTCTACATTTAAAGATAATTAAATATAGAATGTTAGAATGGATAGAGTGAGTAAGATGGAGCAAATACAAAAAGAAGGATTGGATTTATTTAAGAAGAAAAATCAAGATTATGGTGATGCTTTTGCAAAATATGGAGTTCTTGGTGTTTTAGTAAGAATAGAAGATAAACTTCAACGTTGTATATCTATTACAAATCGAAAAATAGAATTGGTAGACAATGAAACAATGAAGGATACACTCATTGATTTACACAATTATTCAGCAATGGCATTGATGTTAATGAGTGAAAAATGAAGAATATGAATTATTTTCTTCTAGTTGTATTTTTATTTTTCATTCTTTTACGTCTTGTATGTTTTTTCTTCTTATCTTTTCTATTTCCTCCTTTATGTGTATCTTTTGGGTCAAACTCATCATAACGACTATTTTCTTGTGCTTTAAGAAGTAGTTTAGCGTTATTTATTGATCCTTCTTGTGTTCCAGCAGGTCCTTCTACATTTCCAACATCAAATTGTGGAATGGTATGACCTCCACCTTTTATTAGTTTAAAGTTTGTTTCTGTATTTTCTGCATTAGAGCCATTGTTAGGATTAATCATACTAGCTTGTTCATTAGATTCGTGTTGTATTTTCAAGATAGCTTCTTCATTTGCATTTGTTGCACCATATTTATAACCTTGAACTAAAGCTGGTGGTATAGATGGTTCTCCACCTCCTTTATGTATCTTTTCTCTCTTTTCTTTATCAGGTTTTTGTTGCTTGATAATACCAGTACATTTATACAATTCGACATATGAGTATACTTTATAAAAGTTTTCATTATCTAGTATCCAATCTTTGATTTCTTTATTAATCTTATTTTTTTTATAATTATATTTTAGATTACCAAGATTATACGCTATAAGAGAGAGAGTATAGAGAGAAACAATAGTATGTTTTCGAAGAATATCAATCACATTAAATAAAGGAAGAAGTCTATCATAATCCTTTAGTTCTATTGTTAAGTGTATATAAGTTTCTGTTTTATCAAGTAGTTGTTTTTTATCTAGTCTACTAGCAATATTTGGAACATTCCAATTGATATTCCAATTAGGACAAATTTTAGATTTAGATAATTTTTGGTTATTAATTTTCCAATTATCTACATTAAATATATTTTTTTCTGTATCTTGATATCCAAGAAGAACATTTTTATCAAATGTGTCTGTAATAATAGTTGTGTTATCAATCATATATAATATATAACTATAATATTAGTTTAAATAAATAAAAAAATAAGTTTATATATTTAAAGTATATGGACAATTTAACACATAATGAACGATTAAATTTGAGTAAAATGATACGAGAATATGATAGTATAGAAACAACCAGTAAGATAAGAGAATTAAGACATAGTCAACAAATTAAAGAAAATGTTATGAAATTAATAAAACTAAAGAAAGAATATTCTCGTATTCGTACATCGAATTATAAACAATTCAGAGAGATATGTGAAAATAGATGTTTTTTCTTATATAACAACTATACAAATATATTTAATCGTTTAATAAAAGATGAATTGAATGAGAATATATTATTTAATTTTATTGAAATATTATCTCAAATTGAAGATGAAAAAATTGACCAACACGAAGGTTCCTATAAAGTAGGTTTATTATTAAAAAACTTATATATTGATACTAAATTAGGAAACGATAAAAATCCATCTAAGAAAAAAAATAAAAAACCAATAAAGAAAATTAAATGGAATGAATTTAAAATTCTAGATTTAGAAAAATAATATAATTACTATATATATACAATGGGTAGAAGTTTAGCAGCAATTCGTTTTTCTAGAGCCTCAAGACCTGGACATACTAAAGGATCACGTGCATCTAAGAGTGCAGCAGTAACGTCACCTGGTGCTCCTCTAATTGGACGCTGGAGAGGTTGTAAAGGATGTAAATAGAGTATAAAATTGATATAAATATTATTATATAATAAATGTAATAATATTCATGATAGGTCGTTCTTTAATTATTGTTGAGTCACCAGCTAAATGTAAGAAGATAGAGGAGTATTTAGGGAAAGATTATAAATGTTTAGCATCTTATGGACATATTCGTGGATTAGATGTTAGTAAAGGTATAAAATGTATTAATGTAGAGAAAGATTTTGAACAATCGTTTAAAATTTTATCGAATAAATATTCTGTGATTAAAAAACTCAAAGATGGTATAGAAAAATGTAAAGATATTTATATTGCAACAGACGATGATCGTGAAGGAGATGCGATTGCGTGGCATTTATGTGAGATACTTAAATTACCACTAAACAAAACAAAGCGTATTATATTTCATGAGATTACAAAAGATGCTTTAATGAATGCCATAAATAATCCCATTCGATTAAATATGGCTTCGGTAGAATCTCAACGAGCAAGACAAACTTTAGATGTATTAATTGGATTTAATGTATCACCTATGTTATGGAAATATTTAAATCAATATAACTTATCTGCAGGAAGGTGTCAAAGTGTTGCGTTGCGTTTAGTATATGAGAATTATCTCTCTTTAAGAGAGAAGAAGGCTTGTGCTGGTTATGAAATAAAAGGATATTTCACAGATAAGAATATACCTTTTCATTTAGAGAAGTATATAGAGGATAGAGATAAGATTGATAGTTTTTTGGAGGAGTCTGTAAATCATGATCATACATTATTTCTCTCTCGTAGTAATTCAGACAAAGGTGTGAAAGAAATAAAGAAAGAGAGAAATCAACCATTACCTTATACGACTAGTTTATTACAACAACAAGCACATTCTATATTGAAATATAGTCCCAAACAAACAATGTCAATTTGTCAAACATTATATGAGAATGGATATATTACATATATGAGAACAGATAGTAAAAAATATAGCAAAGAGTTTATTGAAAAAGCAAGTTCATTTATTAATAAAAAATGGGGTAATGAGTATGTTTCAAAAACACTAGATAAGATTACAATTACTAATAAAAAGACAAAAAAGATAGAGAAAAATAATATTCAAGAAGCCCACGAAGCAATTCGTCCTACTAATCTATTAAAAATAGACATTAAGGATGATAATAATTCATCAATTGGTATACGAGAGATAAAGATGTATCATTTAATATGGTGTAATACAATAGAGAGTTGTATGTCTCCTTGTTGTTATTATTCAATGACGGGATTTATAAGTTCTCCAATCCAAAACGTGTATTACAAACATTTATTTGAAAAGATAGATTTTCCTGGTTGGTTAATTGTTGAGAAAATATATAAAAATAAGAATATTTATGAGAAAGATGAAGAATATGATTTTATAAAAAGTCATTCAGGGACTATTGAATACAATAAAATAGTATGTGAATATTCATTACGTAATTTAGGTCAACATTATACAGAGGCTTCATTAGTTTCTTTATTAGAGAAACATGGAATAGGAAGACCTTCTACATATTCTAGTTTAGTAAGTAAAATTCAAGAGAGAAATTATGTATTAGTTCAAGATGTAAAAGGTAAAAAGGTAGATGTTACAGATTATATTTTAATTGATAATGAGATTGAAGAGAGAACAACAACTAAAATGTTTGGTAATGAGCAAAATAAGTTAGTGATACAGCCACTAGGTATAATGGTAATAGAGTATTTATTAAAGTATTATGATAATATATTTAATTATGAGTACACATCAAGAATGGAAGAAATGTTGGATAATATAGTAGAGAGAAAGATGACTTATTTAGAATTATGTGAAAAAGCCTACAAGGATATTTCAGTTATAACAGAGAATATACATGAAGATAGAGTAGAATATGAATTAAAAAGTAGAAATGTGGAGAATAACAAGAATTGTATATATAAATACAAGATTACAAAGTATGGTCCTTGTATTTTAAAAACACAAGGTGAGACAAAAGAATATTTGAAAGTGATAGATGATATTGATATTGAAAAATTAAAGAACAACGAGTATTTTGTAGAGGATATTATGAAAGAAGAAAACGATACTCAAATCATTGGTGTTTATCAAGACAAGAATGTTGTATTAAAAAAAGGTAGATATGGGTATTATTTACATTGGAACGAACAAAATTATAGTTTAAAACAGATGGGTAAGAATATATCTATAAAAGACATAACAATAGAAGATTTTAAAAAGTTAGTTCAGAGTGATGATAAAAGGAACATCTATAAGTTATCAGAACAAGTTAGTATTCGCAGTGGTAAATATGGATGTTATATTTACTATAAAACAAAGAAAATGAAAAAACCAAAGTTTATATCACTTCATAAGTGTCCATTGTTGTCTAAAAATATAGATTTGCAAACAATAAGTTTGAATGATTTCGAAAAGGAGAAAATTGTTTTATGGTGTCTAAGTCAATAAAAAAGTATTTATATAAAATATAGATAATGGAAAAGAAAGATATATACAATATTATTTTAACTTTTATAATAACTATAGCTATTTTGCATATAATAAATATATTTATACCTGTATCTTTATTTAAAGGATTTTCGATTATGATATATTCTTTTACATTAATAATTATTTTATTATCAGGTGGGGTTGCATTTTCTCTCTATGATGATATTCTAGATTATATATATTTACTTTATTATGTGGTTACAAATGCACTTCCTATAGTAATATTATTATATACAAATATAAAATATGTAAATATTATTGAGAATGAGAATATTAAATTAGATAGGTATAATACACTTCTTACAATATTTATATTCCTATATTTATCACATTTGTTATTGTTGTACAATTCATTCCATAGTGATTTTGGATTTAATAATTTGTTTATAGGAAATGCTTGTTTATCACTATTTAATTTGTTTATATCTGGTTTAATATGGAGGGAGATTTCTTTTTATGTAACAGATGGATAATAAATAAAAGAGTATATAATTCCGTAATTGGTTTCATTTTCCCAAATCCCAGATATTTTAAGTAATAATCGGATAGTATTTTTTTCTTCAACTAGGTTTTCTTTACTATTCACTTTAATTTGTTTAGTCATAATTTGATTATAAAGATTATATAAAGGTTCTTTATTGGTTCTGAACTTTTTAAACTTTAATATTATTTCTTCTTCTATATTTTTAATTTTATTCATAATTTTAAAATTTACAGATGGAGAGAAAAATACTTTATATTTATTATAATAACTTATTATATTGATTGATTTTAATGGTATTAGGATATGAATATTGGACAATATTATTGTATCAGTTGAGTATATTATATTATAAAACGAGCTATTTTCGACTATTGTGTTTGGTACTTTTTTGCCGAAAAATACATTGTATATATTAAAACTATTTTTTTTATCATCACAATCCAATATGATATTCATTATTATGATATATGTAATAGTATTTAATATATTATAATAATGAATAATGTTAATAGATATCATTCTTTTGATAGTATTTCTTTAATAACATTTTGAATGAATATTAGATTGGTATTGGAAGGGTCTGTTATGGTGTGTAAATCTTCATTAGTTATATTTTGAAATCTTTCAACATCTTGTAAAATAGTTTGGAATGTATTTTCTATATGTTCTAACCATGCTTTATATAGATTAGGGTGTGTTGTCATCATATTGTTAGAGTTATGTTTGCTTGTTTCTATTTTCTCTCTCAACAATGTAGTATAATGTTGAATGAGTGTATTCATTTTATAATATAAGAAAAAAAATATATTTATATTATACTTTATTAAAAATATAAACATTATAATACAAATATAGTAATGAAATTTTTAGAGACTTCATTTGATAGTTATGTTAGAGAGATTGAACGAATGAATTTACATAAAGAATATGAAAAATATTATTCATATTTTCCAACACGAATAAAGGAGATGAACCATTCTATATTTTATGGCGTTGAATCGTGTGGTAAGTATTCACAGATGTTAAAGATGATTAGCAAGTATAGTCCATCTAAATTAAAATATGAAAAGAGAATAAACATAACGATACAGAAGAAGTATAATTTTATTTTCAAGATTAGTGATATTCACTATGAGATTGATATGGAATTATTGGGTTGTAATAGTAAGATAATATGGGGAGAGTTTTTATCACAAGTGATTGATATTATTTCAACAACAAAAAATAAAGAAGGTTTTATAGTGTGTAAGAATTTTCAGAAAATAAACTTAGAGTTATTGGATATATTTTATAGTTACATTACGAATTTACCAAGTAATATATATATACGATTTATACTATTAACAAGTTGTCTTTCTTTTTTACCACAATCTTTTTTGGATTCATTTAATATTCTAAAGTTTAAGAAGCCATCGATAATAAAATATAATCGGCTTTCGAATAAAAAACTTAAAAAGACTGATTTGAAAAATATCAATAATATTAAAGATATAAAGAATGATAATATATGTGAAATAAATAAAACAGATATAATATCAAATAAGATTATACTTTATTTAAAAGATAAGGATAAGTTTGATGTGAATGAATGTCGAGAATATTTATATAATATATTAATATACCATTTTGATATATTTGAAGTATTATGGTGTATTCTAGAAAAACTGCAAAATGATATACCTTTAAATAAATATTATGAATTAAATATAGAGATTTATAAATTCTGTGCGTATTATAATAATAACTATAGACCCATTTTTCATATAGAAAAAATTATTATTTATATATTCAAGTTACTTCACAATATAGAGTGAATAAGTTTTTTAACTTTATATGAAATAAAAATATAATTTATAAACTATATTTTTATTTTACATTATATGATTTAATTTATTTCTTACGAATGACACGACGTTTAGGTTTTGCTGGTGTTTTTGTATTTTCATTTGTTTCCTTATCTTCATTATCGCTATCACTATCACTATCACTATCTTGAACATTTACATCTTGAGTTTCTGTTTCAGGTGTTTCTGAAGCTTCTTTTTCATCATCTTCTACACTTGTGAGATCATTTTTATTTACATTCAAGAAACATTTACCTTCAAACTTGACTGGTTTCTTTACCATTGCCTGTTTTAATTGCCAAGATACACCAAACTTACCCCCTGCATACCAAATACCATTGCACTGCAAGGCACATACTACGTGTGAAGACTTGGGGATATAATTCTCAATAATATCAGTATCAGTTTCCACAAATTTATTATTCAATGTCAAGTTTCCCTCCATATCATACAATTCAATGTTAAATTTACCTTCCCAATATGAGATCTTGACACGAAGTGTTGGGTCTCTTGAATAGTCAGGTTCTCCACTTTCCTTATCTTTTGGATAACGAACAAATGGTGTAAACAAGGCTTCGGCTACTTCCTTTGTCATTTTAGACTTATTAAACCAATCTTTACTATTATGAACGCAACTATCAAGAACTTGTTCTTCAAGTTCTTTCAATTTATTAAAGAAGTTCTTTACATTACTCTTATTAGAACTACATTGAAGATTCATATTATAACTTACACGACCATTATCTTCATCAACCATTTTATTAATTCCCCAAGTCAATACAAGGGGTGTATCAATAAGCAATCGGTTGCCATTATACATCAAAGGGATAGTTTTACCACCCCTAGAAGTGGTCTTCGGTGTACCATAACATACAGAAGATACATTCAAATCATCATAATGCGTAAGAAGTTCTTGAGCGGACATTCTTGTTATTGTATAGTTAGTATATATTGTAGGATTTTCTTTAAATCAATTTTATGAGAAATTAATTAAAATGTTTGGTTTTGTTCCACACCATATAAGATATATAGATATTATATAAAGATATTAAAATTAAAATGTCAATATAGTATATATGATGGATATTATATCTTATATACAAAAAGATGAAAATATAAAAAAGTATTTTAATAATAAAAATAAAAAGAAGATAACAGATGATATGTTTAAAATACCAAATGTTGATACTATAGATAATTTTATGCGTTATAATTATAATGTGAAACAATTGAAAAAAATATGTAAGTTTTATAAACAAAAAACAAGCGGAAATAAAAATGATTTATTAAGACGTATAATAAGTTATTTACATCTATATAAGTATGCATGTTTAATTCAGAAGAATTGGAGAATGTTTATAGTTAAAAAGTATTTGAAATTAAAAGGTCCTGGATTTCTTAATCGTAGTGTATGTGTGAATAATACAGATTTTTTTCTTCTAGATGATTTAAAGGAAATTCCAAGTAAAGAGTTTATTAGTTTTAAAGAGAAAGATGGTTTTATTTATGGTTTTAATATATTTTCTCTCTATACACTGATTAAACAAGGTGGAGAGATACAAAATCCATATACAAGAACAATTCTAGACACAACTATAAAAAACAATGTGAATGAATATATTCGTCTTTCTAATATCCTATCTATCCCTTTAAATTTAAAGATAGAAAATACAGATACCTATCTATCAGAAGACCAAATATTTAAAATGAGAGTAGAAAAATTATTTAAATTTATGGATGATATGGGCAATTACACAAACTCCAAATGGTTTATGGATTTATCGTGTTCACGTTTATACCGCTATGTATGTGAAATTGAAGATTTGTGGAATTATCGTTTACAGCTTACTAGAGAGATGAAAGGATTAATATGTCCTCCTTACGGAAACCCTTTTTATAATGTAAATATGCATTCTTTTGCACGAGATACTAGAGAGAGAAATCTTATGAAGGTTCGTAAAGTAGCATTGCAAATCATTGAAAATTTATGTTATAATTCAGTAAATGATGAGCATAAGCAGTTAGGTATAATATATTGTTTAACAATATTTACAATGGTTAATGCAGACGCTTGGGAGGCAATGCCTTGGTTATATGAATCGACATTATAAATTATTATTTATACCATTCACCCTTTTATATATTTTTGTTGTTAAAGAACTTAAAAAGACACTTGTATATAGTATTATAATAAGATGCCAAGAAAAATGAAAAGTTCTGCACCTAAGAATGAAGTTGTAACTGAAGATGTAAAAGAGGTTCAAACTGCTGAGCCTGAACAAGATACTACAAGTGAGAGTGCTCGTTCTACCTTAATGGATGATTATGCAACTCTTTTGAGTGAGCTTACTTCACTAAGGAGTAGTATTAGTTCTTTGACTACCCAGCTACGTGCCTTGAAGACGCGTACTGAGCGTGAAATCCGTCAAGCTCATAAGAATGGTAAGCGACGAAAGAATGCAAATCGCAAGCCAAGTGGATTTGTAAAGCCAACCCCAATTAGTAGTGAGTTGGCAAGATTTCTAGGAAAGCCTAAGAACTCAGAGATGGCACGAACGGAGGTCACTCGTGAGATTAATCAATACATTGTAAAAAATGAATTGCAAGATCCTGAGAACCGCCGTCGTATTATTCCTAATACTGACCTTCGTAAGCTTCTTAAGATTGGTAAGAATGATGAACTCACTTACTTTAACTTACAAAGATATATGAGTCCTCATTTCCAAAAGGCATCTGCCCCATCATCTTAAATTGAAATGTAAAATGTATGTATGTATATGATTTTATAAAAATGATTATATAATTATTTTTATAATTTACAATAACTTAAACTTATAAAAAGGAACAAAACTCTTTTCTTTACCAAACTTATTGTTTATTTTGATATACATTCTTTTTGTCATTATTTCATTATGACCATCATTTGTTTCATAATGCATTATTAAATTACCATTGCATATTTCAGGACACGATAACCAAAAATTATACATATTTCTAGGATAAGGATTATACCTCAAATGATACTCTACACCATTCATATAACATCGTATAATATCTTTGTATTGTATATTTTTTTGATAATTTACAATACTATTTTCCTTATAATACTTTTTATACGGGTCCTCACGAACATCTTGATTGTATAAAATGACGTTCTCTAACATTAAATAATGGTTGTTATCTTTATCAATAGCATACGAATAAGGGACATCATTATTACCAATCGGAGAGTATAACTCGGAAATTAAATTACAAGCTGAAAACTCATATATCTTGTCACTAATAAATATATATTTTAAATTACTTATTTTAAACAACAAACAATATGTATCTTCTATATTATAGTCTTGTTCCTGATATTTACAACCTTTGTTTGCTTCTATTACTTTTTCGATACTAAATGAGTGTACAAGAGGAAAATCAATATCATTATCAATTTCTTCATTTGGTCCTGTAGAATAAATAGAAACTATCTTTTCATCAACAACAACCTTATAAAAATACAAAAAATTAAATCTTATATAATATGTCTTCATATATAAGATTTAATATTTTTTCATATCTATTTATACGAATACAAAATTGTAATTTTGTAAATACTCTTCGATTTCTGTATTATTCATTATATTATACTCTAAATTATACTCATCAAAATATTTTAAATACTCATGATTCTTTAGATTATAGTGCTTTAATACCTTTTCTAATTTATTATATTCTTCTTCTATTTCTTCCTTATGTTCTTCATCTTTCAATATGTCATTATAACAAAACTTATCTAGTAAATTATTCTTAATATCATTTCTCTTTATTGTTTTATAAATAAAGTATATATTATGTTTTGTTCTTCTATATTCACTCCCTGATAATACACATAACTCTCTGAATATATCCGCATCTAATTCAATCGTCTTTAAAATATTATCATAACTATAACACATAAATGTGTGCTTTACAAGACTCATATATTTGAATATCCTTTTACAACCATAGACAAGAAGGTCCATATCTTCTGTAAAACAACCATAAGCCTTTCCTTGATTTACGTAATAACAACAAAGAATATCTGCCTCTGTATCAGAACGAATACAATTAAATCCAAATAATCGTATTAGATGTCTTGCACTCTTTGCTTCCTCACGTGTTATTTTTGTTTTTGTAGAGGTATAATTCTTCATTGTCTCTTTACACTCTATTACATCCTCATAGTTTACATATCTTTTTTTTTCATTCTTTATCTTGTCTAAATAAGATACTTTTTTATATAACATATCATATTTAGTTATAGCATCATCTTTACATTTATGTCTCTCTCTCTTCTTTTCTTCATTCATAGTCTTCATTTTACCATCAAAGATAAACACTGCATTTATATTATAATAAACAAAGAGATAACACATCTCGTAAATCTTTTCAAATAATAGATTTTCACTCTTGAAACGATACATATAGATTAACATATCTACTACAATCGTCTTATCTCTTAACATATTAAAATTATAATGCATTATACATTCGTTATTCGGTTTCTCAAAATGTTTTTCTTTGAGAAATCTGTTCAATAGTGGTATTCCCATCCTTATTTCTGTTTTTAGTTTCTTTTTATATAGTTATTACCATTACAAAGAGATATTCACATTCAATTTTCTTATATACTAATGTGGTAACGTATCCGTTTCTACATCGCGAATACTTTTGTAAATACTTATATCTCTCTTAAATTCGGGTATTAACATGTATGGACCTTCTTCTCCACTCTTCATACATTTATTAAAGATAATCTCTTTTATATCAAATGGTAACTTATTATACTGGAAAACATAAGTGTCTTTATAAGATACTACTCGATAATGATATCCTATCCATTCCATAATAATATATTTATCTGGATTAAATACACCCTTTTCTTGTATTATATCATCTTCCATGCCACCACACTGAATTACCCCACTTAAATTGTTGTTCTCATAGGCTTCTTTCGATAATATGATTAATTTAATATTCAATATTCTCTCTAGAGTAGAAATCGCCCACGAGTCTGCCCAAAACTTACACGTTTTAACTACTTCTCTGAAATCATCTATATCTTTTACTTCTGACATAAATCTAAACTCATTTAAAAACGACTCTTGACTCTCTAGTTCTTTTTTCATTTTTTTATATTCTTCCCCCATTCTTCGTAATTCACTCATTAAAACATCTGTATCTGATTTAGTATCTGTCTGCTTAAACTTCTTTTTCAAGGAATTATATTTTCTCTCTAGCTCTTTCATATTCTCTTTTATATCATCTCGATGGGTTTTAAGAGTTAGATATACGTTGAAATATTGATTAAATGTTGCATCATTAATTTGTGTTGCAAGTAGTTCTCTTAATTTTTGAACACTTGTAACTACACCTACCGACGTATATGCTTGTTTTATAGCATCAAACAAACAATCACCACCACCTACATTCTCTATAATTTTATAATTACCATCATGAAAATATTTCTGTATCCAATTTTTACCACTCGTAAATTTTATTCTTCTCTCATTTCTCTCATCTATATTCTTTTTCATATTATATTTTATTTCATTATCATCAGTTTTTTCATCTGTATCTCTATCTGCCTCTGTATCTCCCTGTGTTTCATCTGTATCTCCATCTGTCTCTTCATCTGTCTCTTCATCTGTCTCTCCATCTGTATCTGTATCTCCCTGTGTTTCATCTGTCTCTCCATCTGTATCATCATCTGTCTCTTCATCTGTATCATCATCTGTCTCTTCATCTGTATCATCATCTGTCTCTTCATCTGTATCATCATCTCTATCATCATCTGTCTCTCCATCTGTATCATCATCTGTCACTCCATCTGTATCATCTGTATCATCGGTATCATCGGTATCTCCATCTGTATCACCATCTGAATCTTCATATTGATAATTACGTAAGTATTTAGATGTTACGAATGAAAACAAAAGTGGATTACCTAATTTTTCCATTTGTATCTCATTATCTTCTACAATGTTAAATAATTCAGATTCTAAAAACTCAAAAAGACCAATTCTTGAAACAACTTTATTATTATAAATTAAGTAAATAGGTACGTGTAATACATTTTTAGAAATATGAGTATTACGTTGATTTCCAATAGCAATTAATATATCATTTTTTTTTAATCTTGTAGAATATGGTTCAACATCCATATTTTTATCTTCTTCAAAAATAATACCTTTATTTTTATCAAATGAATAAGTTATTGAATTATCTAATCGTGAAGATATATTATATTTCATATATAATGTTACTATATAATAAAATTAAGATATTTTTTCTAATAATTCCATTATTTTTATTAATACTTTACGTGTAATTAATTTATTCTTTTTAAATAATGACATAATATCTTTCATTCTATTTACAATATTCAATTTATTTACAATATTTTTAAATTCTTTATTATTCTGAATAATTGGGACAACATTATATATTATATTTATATACTGATTTAATTTTTCAAATGTTATACTACTTGAAGATAGACCTTCTTCTATACAAGATATTAATGTTTCAATATCATTCTTCATTTTATAAGATGAATATATTTCATTACAACACATATAAGAGAGAAAAACATAATAAGATACTTCATTTTCAAGAATACGATTCATATCACAAAACTTATCATAATCATTTTCTGATGTAATACTTTCAAGAGAATTGAAATTATCTTTCATTTTATCTGTCACTACTTCTACATATTGTATAATACTATTATCACTAATAATAATATCTTTTAATAAATCAGAATATAATTGTGAATAAAACTTATTGCTCATACCAGTTTCAATTAAACATTCTACTAATTTTATATTATATTCTTCATTCATAAACTCTTTTATATCTTCAATCTTATCCATAATATCTTCTTTAATAGTATTATATGTAATATCTGTTATTTTATTCAAATTATTTCTTATTTCATTAATATCTTTATCAATACGCTCTGTATATTTATTAATTTTTGTTTTTTGAAAGTTTCTAATTTGTTTCCAATCTCCAGATGCTATTTTTGGATGATTTCGAATGGTATTTAATCTCTTTTTATTGTTTTTTCTAAATACAGGCGTTTTTATATATCCTGGTGACCCTACTTGTGTTGAAATTCTATTAATAATTTTTAATGTTTTATCTGGTAAAACATAATCAAAACCATCGTGTTTAATCTCACTGAAATCTGTCAAACTATATATATATGCTTCATTCATATATGCTACAAATATATATAATTTTATCTTTAAATTATTATTCAAACATTACAACATTATAACAAATGATATAGTTATAAATAAATAATATAAAGCATAACTAATATTATTATATAATGTCAAACGTTACAAATATGTCAACTAAAAACGAACCATTAATGTATTTTGAAACTTGGGATGATGAACACCTCGATTTAAAGATTGATGTATTACGAGGTATATTGTCTTATGGTTTTGAAAATCCAAGTCCTATTCAACAAAAATCTATTATTCCAATGTATAATGGCAAGGATATTATAGCACAAGCACAATCAGGAACAGGAAAAACAGGTGCATTTACAATTGGAGCCTTACAAAGAATTGATGAAAATGTAAATACAACACAATGTATCGTATTATCTCCAACCCGTGAGCTTGCCACACAAAATTATAATGTATTTACAAATCTAGCTTCATATATGAATATAAATATCCATCTTATGATTGGTGGTTCTTCTATAGAACAAGAACGTAAAGTTCTAAACGAAAAAACTCCCACAATTATTGTAGGAACACCTGGAAGAATATATGATATGTTACGTCGTGAATATATTTCACCAAGTAATGTTAAGCTTCTTGTAATGGACGAAGCTGATGAGATGTTATCATTTGGGTTTAAAGAACAAATATATAACATTTTCCAATTTATGCCCAATGATGTTCAAGTTGGTCTATTTAGTGCTACCATGCCTGATGAAGTAAAAGAATTAACAGCAAACTTCATGAGAGACCCATATAAGATTTTAGTTCAATCAGATATGTTAACACTTGAAGGCATAGACCAATATTATGTAAAAATTGAGGATGACCAACAAAAATATTTAACATTGAAGGATTTATTTGAAACAATTTCTTTAACACAAACAATTATATATTGTAATTCAGTGAAACGTGTAGATTTCTTAACAAAAGCAATGACACAAGATAACTTCCCTGTAGTGTGTATTCATGGAAGTATGGATCATCAAGAACGTCTTGATACATTTAATGAGTTTAAAAGTGGTAAGTATCGTGTTTTAATATCATCAGATATTACTGCACGTGGAATTGATATCCAACAAGTGAGTGTAGTTATCAATTTCGATGTACCTAAAAATAAACATACATATCTTCATCGTATTGGAAGAAGTGGTCGATGGGGCAGAAAAGGACTTGCAATTAATTTTATTACTAAAAAAGATATTTCTTATATTAAAGAAATCGAGAATTGGTATCAAACCGAAATAAGAGAGCTTCCTGAAGATTATAAAGATAAAATTAGATATAAATAAATACGATAGTTAAAAATTAGAATCTTAAATATTATACTCATATATGAATGATTATTTCATACATGAGTTTAAACTACCTATTGACTTTATTGAAAATACTTATATTTTAGACAATAATGTTATCAAAGACCTAGAAATTGATAGTCACATAACATCACCTTATAACTATCTTTCAATTCCAAATTATAATAAAAAATCTAAAATAAATGAAATCCATAAAATCCTATTTGATAAGTTTTATTTAAAATATACAACCAATACCAGTTATTTAAAAGATATTCAAAATATTTTACAAGAATATACCATACAAAAAGAAAACGATGAACATTATTTTACTGAATGGAAAAATAACATTAATGATAAAAGTATTTTAGATAAACATCAATACATCACTTGGGACCACATTAAATTTTTAAATACATCACCAAAGTTTCTTCAAACAATGACTTTATATAATTTGAGTTCACCCCTTTTTAATCTGTTCATGCCATTTTTATTTCTCATCTTTCCATTTTTTATTATTCGGTTTGTTATGAAAGTTCCTATCACATTCCAAAATTATAAAGATACATTAACAGCACAATTCAAAAATCACGCTATTGGAAAACTATTTAATCTATTCTCAAGTGATATAAACTCAAATAAAAAATTATATATACTTTTCAGTATTGGTTTTTACTTTTTCACAATTTATCAAAATCTATTATCTTGTATCAAATTCTATTCCTCAATTCAATATATAAACGAATTTTTATATAAAACAAAACAACACATATTACACACTTTATCACACATAAAATATCTTATTCAAATTATGAAACCTAGAAAATCATTAGCTTCCTATATCGAATATCTAAGAGAGAAAAAAAATGAAATAACTTTATTCTATCAAGAATTATCTATTTTAGAAAACCCCAATTTTAAAATAAAAGATGTATTTCACGTAGGCGGATACTTGCAATTATTTTATAAAATAACACAACAAGAAAAATACCATACACTTTTATTCTATACATTTGGAATACAAAGCTTAATATCATACTTCAATGGATTTAAACACTTAATTAATACAAATAAAATATCGAAATGCACTTTTCATAAAACAACAACAAAATTATCTAATCAATACTTTCCACATCTTGTAGATACAAAACCAGTAAAAAATAGCATCCAAATTAAAAATAGTATTATTACAGGTCCTAATGCTTCAGGAAAAACTACAATCCTTAAATCATCCATTTTAAATATATTATTCTCACAACAAATTGGTTACGGATTTTATGATGAAAAAACTAAAATTAATCCATTTGACTATATTCATTCCTATATTAATATACCTGATACTTCAGAACGGGATAGTTTATTCCAAGCCGAAGCAAGAAGATGTCTTCATATTATCCACTCTATTCAAGAAAATAAAAATAAAAAACACTTTATTATATTTGATGAACTATATTCAGGCACAAACTCAACTGAAGCCGTCTCCATCGCAAAATCATTTTTAGAATACTTACAACAATATAAAGTTTCTTATTTGTTAACCACACATTTTAAAGAATTAACAGATATAGAGAAAATTAAAAACTTATATTTGGATGTTAAATTAAATAAAAATAAATATCTATTTACTTATACTTATAAATTAAAAAAAGGTATTTCCACAATAAAAGGAGGATATAAAGTCATTTCTGATTTAGGATATCCAAAAGAAATATTAGATGATATAAAATAATTCTTTCGTTTATTCTTTATAAAAATAGTATTTATATTTTTATAATGATATTGAGTATGGGTTTAATTATTAGTTTAGGAACTACACTTTTATTATGTGGTCTAATATTTATATTCTTTAGAAGACGAATGCAAGTAATCGATAACAAAATTAATCAAACCTTAGATACAATTCAAGAAATTACTCATTTAATTCATAACTCAAATAAAGAAAAATCAAATGTTTACAATTCAGAATTTAATCAAATTGTTTCCGATAACAATTCACGCTTTTTAATTTCTGATAACGAACAAAAATTAGTAAAAGTATCTGAAGATGAAGACGAAGATGAAACTGATGATGAAACCGATGATGAAACCGATGATGAAACCGATGATGAAGATGAAAAAGATGATACTGATACTGAGGAAAATAAAGATACACAAAACACTCAAGACCACGCTACAAACATAACAGAACAAAAAATGAACCATGAACACCAACACGAACTAACTATTGAGGAAATAGATCATACCTTATATATGAATGAAGATAGAGAGAAAGAAACTAATGAAAAACATATTGTCTATAAAGAAGAACACGACGATTTTAGAAAATTAAATGTATCTAAATTAAGAAGAATTGTAGAAGAGAGAAATCTACACGATGACCCCAAAAAACTCAAAAAACAAGAATTAATTACATTGTTAGAAAATTAACTTTCTTATTCTATATATATTAATGTCTTGGGGTTCTTGTCATAGTGCATCTAATAATATACGTTTTGATTATCCTCCTCTAATGTCCGATGGTAGAAATTATACCGATTATAATACTGCATGTAAAGTAAATGATAGGCTAATTGAAAAATATAATATAAAAACAAATTATGATTACAGACAATTCTTAATCCATAATAGTGAAAGTATTAAAAAAAGTAACACTAATCAAGTATTTCAAAATTGTGGAGTTTATAAATATGGATATCCTTATGATGGTAGAGGAAACCAAAATAAACATATTTACTCATCAAAACAAGACCTTACACAACCATTTGGTTATGAAGATAGTGACTTGAAAAATCTATACATTAGTAAAGAAGCACTCCAATCTAGAATGGTTGCTCCTCTATTATCTCAACAAGGATATTTAGACTTATATCGTGCAAAATAATGAAACTATAATATATCTCTATATAAATGAAAGTATTAAGTTTTGATGTCGGAATTAAAAATTTAGCATATTGTCTTATTGATATTCAAAAAGATAACATGATTAGTATAATTAAATGGAATGTAATCGACCTCTCTGTTGTAAATACTCCACAATATAAATGTCACTACCCAAATTGTATATCAAATCCAAGCTTTAGCTATAATGATACATATCTATGTAAAAAACACGCAAGAGAAAAAAAAGCTATCTATTTAAAAGATATATTTCCATTGAAATCAATCTCTTCAAGACCAATTTGTATATTGAGAGAAAAATGTCAACAACTTAATCTTCTCCATGAACAAAGTGAAACTAAACTAAAAAAAAAAGATTATATACAAAAACTACAAAAATATATAAATGAAAAATGTCTTGTTCCTTGCTCTACCAAAAATGCAAATGAAATATCACTTATTGATATTGGAAAGAGAATTATGGAATATTTTGATACTTTATTACAAAATCAAAATATAGATATTGTTCTTATCGAAAATCAAATTAGTCCTATTGCAAATCGTATGAAATGTATTCAAGGAATGATTTCTCAATATTTTATTATGAAACATATTTCTAAAATAGAATTTGTTTCTTCTATAAATAAATTAAAATATTTCATTCAACATAAATTAACATATAAAGAGAGAAAAAAAGAATCAATTCAAATTATGTTATCCTTATTTCATAAAGATAATTTCTTTTCTAATGACCATAAAAAGTGGGAAGATTATTTTTTGAATAATAAAAAAAAAGATGATTTAGCTGATTCTTTTTTACAAATTATACCTTATCTTATCGAGAAATATAAATTTAATTTAAATATTCAATAAATATTATAAAGTGCGTAATACTTAAAAGTAAATATTCTTATTTTATCATAATGGAAGAGATTACACTCGATGTCAACAACCTTGAACCAACAGAATTAAATTTAAATGATAGTTTAGGAATGGAAATGTTGATGAATGATAAAAGAGGAAACTCTAGAAACTCAACACCAACATATAATGAAATTAGTATTCAAGATTTAAACAAACTAGAAAGTGAATTGAATGATAGTATACAAGACGATTATACTGAAAATAATAAAAATCAAGAAAATAAAAATGTAAAGTTTTCTATTTTTGAAAATGATACACAAAAAGAAAATAAGAAGAATGATATAAAAATCAATGAACCACCATTATATAATGAAAAAGCAAATAATGTTCAATTTAATGTAAACACTGAAACAGAAAAACCAAAATTAAATGTAAATAATAGAGAAGACGATAAAACATGGGATGGTTTTCAAAAGTTTAATGAAATACCAGTCGATCCTGAGAAAGATGTACCAAAAGAAAAACCTCTTTCAAGACAAGAACTATTACGAAAGAAATTTGAATATTTAAGAAAACTAGAAATGATAGAAAAAAAAGGTGTCTCTCTAAGTAAAAAATATACAATGGAGTCATCTTTAGATGAAATGCAAGGTGAATATGAAATGATTATTTCAGAAAAAGAAAAATCTAATAGTATAAAGTTTCAAGGTAAAATATTAATGAGTTTAGTATCTACATTAGAATATCTAAATAATAAATTTGACCCATTTGATCTCAAATTAGATGGATGGGGAGAATCAATTAGTGAAAACATTGAAGACTATGATGAAATATTTTCAGAATTACACGAAAAATATAAATCAAAAGCAAAATTAGCACCTGAATTAAAATTATTATTCCAAATCGGTATTGGTGCATCCATGCTTCATATGACAAACTCCATGTTTAAATCTGCTATGCCAAGTATGGAAGACATCTTACGTCAAAATCCTGAAGTAATGCAACAATTTACAAATACTGCTGCATCTGCAATGGCACAGAATAAACCTGGATTTGGTAATTTTATGAATAATATTATGAGCGAAGAAAATCAACCTAGAGAAGAAAGATTTAGAGGTGAAAATTATAGAGAGGAAGAAGAAAAAAGTTATCGACCCTCTACAAATCCAAGCAGAAAAGATATTGGAATGGGAAGAGGAATACCCGATTTTAAAGATAGTGTAAATATACAAGAAAATTATGCCTCCATTCAAAAAGAACAACCAAGACCTGAAATGAAAGGACCCAGTGATATTGACGCCTTTTTATCTCAAGTTAACAAAAATGAAACAACAAACTCAAAAAATAAAAACACCAAACAAGAAGAAGTAGAAATTCAAGTTCCAAATATAACTACTGGAAGCACCATCAGTCTTGATGAACTACGCTCCATTTCTAAAGATGCAGATAATATCCCACGTAAATCAAAGAGAAAACCAAGAAGCGAACGCAATACTGTAAGTCTTGATATCTAAAAATATCGTTCTCTCATATATTATATACACTTATAATATATGATTGGATTTTTATTATATGAAACATTTGAAATTGCTTATTATCTTGGTAAGGGAACATTTCATACAATATACAATATCTCTTCCTGGCTATTTAATAAACATAATAACAAACAAATAGAATATGAAGACAACACTGAAGAAGAAATCAAAGATATTGATACTATGTTTGAAAACTCTGAAATAGAACAATTAGATTATCATTTGGATGTATGTGATACTAAAAATAATCAAGATTTATATGATACTATTCTAAAATTACAACAAAAACTAGAGACATTAGAAAATGAATTGAAGAGAGAAAAAAATCAAAATTAATCTATTTTTTCTTTTTTTCTTTTTTCATTTTCTTTCTTGTTTGTATCTGTTTATTTTTAAGTCTATATTGTCTTCGATGATATTCACAATCCAATTTGAAGCTATGTTTAAAACTTCTTAATCTATCTCTCCATGTAGCATTCTCATGTAATAATGATAATTTTACATGGACTCTTATAATGACATAATTTGATAATTTATTCTCTATATTTTCCTTTACATTACGAGCTATATTTTGTCGCCTTTTCATCGTTTCTAACATCTTTATAAACCAAGGTCTTCTTGATGTTGTTCTATGTTCATAATCCCAATAATACGAATTAATGTAGTATCTATTCTTCTTTTTATCTCTCTGTTTTAATAAAGTATTTCTAAATAATTTATTAAGAATATTTTTCTTTATATTTTCATTCAACTTTCTTTTTTTCTCTCTATTCATTTTATCTACATCTTCTATACTTCTTACTTCATCTACCTTTTCCTTAAATGTATCAACCATTCTATCAATCTCATCTACTTCTCTCTTTCTATATTCATCTAAATCTAGTAAAAAATATTCTTTATCTACATTGTTACCATATTTCATATTCGTATTAAAATAATATGTGTCACTATTAATATTATCGTCTACTGATATATAAATGATATATAACATGTATATTATAACATTATAAATTAGTTATAAAATTATTAAGTGCATTTTTTTGTTGTTCTTTTTCTTTTTGTTTTCGTGCTTTCTCTAATACAATAATAGCATTCTTTAATTCTTCTTCACTTATCTTACCATCATTATTCGTATCTATTACATCATATAATCTTCTCATTTTTTTTGGTATAATACACATAGAACTATGCTCATTAAATAAATAATCTGTTAAAGTAATAAAAGAAGCAGTTAATACAACTGATGTAATAATATCACGTGTGCCAATCCAAGCTATTGTAAATATTAAAAACTGACGAGCATATTTACCTTTTAGTAATTGCTGTTGTGTATCAGTAAGTTGAATATTTATATATTTAGAGGCAATATTTAAAATTAACATCAATACACCCGCAAAATATTTATTGTTATTTAATGTAAATAAATAGTAATTCAAGGTTTCAAACATATATATAATAATGATAAATTAATTATAATTTGAAAAGTTTTCTATATTTTTATTCTCTTCTCCAACTGGTTCTGTCGCTGTGTCAACAACACCTTCCTCACTATTATTTAAGAGTTGAACTATTTCATCTTCATCATTCTCTGTTCCTGGTTTTCTATTTAATTCTTCATCTACATCTAATAAATCATCACCTACATTATTAGTCTGAAGATTTTCTTCAGTTTCTTCATCTAAATTTTCATCCACATTATCTTGTAACTCATCCTCTTCTCTCTCATCTGTCATTCCTTCAATGACACTAGATTGTTCCATAATAAGTATCACGATTAAAGTTACTAAAATTCCATTATATAAACCAAATATTTTATAAGAATATACAACTAGTAATAATAATATTAATTTTCCAACTGGATTACGTGCAATGTTCACAAAGAACTCAGGAACTTGATACATAAAAGTTATCAATAAAAAGAATAGTATTATTTCGTTTTGATGTTTTACTTTCATTATATAATTTTAGAAGAAAAAAGATTTTATTAATAGTTATAATTTAATAAAAAAATATCTTATTTTTTTATAGTATGAACTTGAATCTTGCACCCGCTGAATATCAAGAAGTAAAAATTATTGATAAAAAGAAAGAAAATAAAAATAAGACGATAAAACAGAGACGTAATACAAATCGTAAAGTAAATAGACTAATCAAAAATATTACTAGTAATAATGATGAAGATAGTGATGATGAAATGATGGGTGATTTTATTGCTAAACCTAAGATGACAAGTTTAGGAAATAAAGATGAACACCATAAAAAATTTCAAGACTCTCTAAAACAAAAAGAAAAAGAGTTTGAAAATAGAGGTTCGGAAAGTGATGAAGATGAAGATGATGAAGATGAAGATGACCAATCTATATCCAAAGAAACATTTAAAAATATTCCAAAACAATCACCAATTGAACAATATTATAAGAATAATTCATATTATCAATATCTTCCACAAGATAATAATGTTTTATCTAAACATACTAATGAAGTATTGACAGATAAACTAAATTATATGATACATTTATTAGAAGAACAAAAAGATGAAAAAACAGGCACACTTCACGAAGAACTTATCTTGTATGGATTTTTAGGTGTATTCATCATATTCCTTGTAGACTCATTCGCAAGAGTAGGTAAATACTATACACGCTAGACTAGAATAAAACACGAGTTTGGGTCTTGTGTGTAAGAAGCATAATTATATATATAATACGAAAATGGTGTTTTCTCTTGTGGTTTATATCTCATTTTTTCTATAATTTTATTATTATGTGCAATGTTATCTATAACAAGGTATGTTAAATTATTCACTGAAATCTTTTGTAAAGCACTAATAAAACCATTGTAAAATAATGTATCACTACACATATCACTCTTATACGTTAAAGATAATTCTATAATATTCTCATTCTTATGTTTCATATAATTATTTGTAAAAATATAAAATGCATTTATTGATTTATTAGAATCTACGAAAAGATAACAATACAAATTTGAATTCTCTATTAATCTCAAAATATGAAAAAATGTATTATAAACAAACAAGGAAAAACTACCCTTTATTTCTTTTATCTTTTCAAATAAATAATACAAATTATCTTTATTTATACATAAAATACTTATTCTATCTTTTATATTCACAGAATTAAGATACTTTATATTATAAATATAAGAATAAGATGACAATATAGGAACAAAAGGAGATACTTCACCTTCTCTCTTAAACAGGTAAATACATCTATGGTTATTCTTTTTCATAACATCATACACATGAGTATAAATCATTTTAGGAGTTATGTTTTGTTTTCTATATTCTTTATGAGTACATAAAAAATCTGTATAATAACTATAGTCAACTTTTTCATTATTATGATAAAACGTAATTGGTCTTGAAGATAATCCTGAAATAATATTATCTATTACATATATTGATTTTTTTGTTGGATTTGTAATTGTTATTTCTTTCTTATAGAGAGAAGTATAACCTGAATGGTTCATGTAGGCATATATATTCTCTCTTGAAGCATTATAAGATAAATCATTATCAATAATATAATGTTTTCTTATCAGATCAATATATTGTGTCAATTCTCTTTTAGGAATATTATCTATCGTATACGTAGACACTGCAGGATCATGATAATTAGACTTTTCTAAAAGACTATCTTTTATAACACCTTTGGGATAAATCCAAGTATGTATATCATAATAGTGAAATACAGGTTGTTTAGACCAAAAACCTCTATTATATTTCCATTTTAACACTAAATATATCAAGGTAAATATAAAAAATATATAATATATCTTATTCATATAAATATTATATATTTATTGCTTTTATATTAAACTATTTATTCAGGTTTATACATGATGTATAAATATTGATTGTTATATTCAATTGTGTGCATATCCACTTTCCCGTGTAGAATAAAACCTGCATTTTTAGCTAATTCAATAATATCACGTTGTTTTTCCATGTAAAATATATGTTCATTTTCACGAACATTATGTGTGGTATTATCTTTAAACTTTTCTTTGAATATACCTTGATTTCCATTTAATTTAAAATCACTTTTATATTGGAAATTATTAAATCGAATATTAGAAGTTGTAATCCTATCTTTAGCATATTTTTGAATATCTAGCAAAAAGAGAGGATCCGCAGGATTTAATACAGGATTAAACCTATTTTTATTTACTAGATGAAGAACAAGATAACCACCTGGCATTAACCACGTATAACAATTATTAAAGAATGTTTGTTTATCTTTTATATAGTAAATTGTAAAGTATAACGTGAATATATGAGTAAAATGATTAGGAGGAAACAAGTTGCTAATTGTTCCATCCCCATTCATAAAATTAATATCAGGATACTTTCTCTTTGAATGAACTATCATATTTTTAGAATTATCTATACCAGTAAGGTTATTAAATCCATATTTACGAAGTATTCCTAAATGATGTCCTGTTCCTGAACCTATGTCTAATATATTAGATTTATCTTTTTCCATCTTTGTAAGATTCACCATTTCACCAATTTCATATTTTATTCTTCCATCATCACGGAATAATTTATCATAAATTCTTGTATAAAAATTATCATACAAATTATCATTAGTTTTTAATACATATTTCTTGTTTTGAGTAAATCCTTCTATTCTCGGTTTATAATTATTGTAAATTGAAATTAATATATATATTATCATAAACACTAGAAGTAATTGTATCCATATAGAACATTTTTTAATTTTTGTAAATGATATATTCATATATAAATTATCATATATAATTAAAATATGCTATATCACTAAAATGTAAATATAAACTAGTATATATGGATTTAATTCAGGATAAAAGAACTATAAAAGAGTTTAAAAATATCACATTTTCAAACTTTAAATTAAGTGTTATAAAAAATAAATTAACTAAAAGTATAATTGATGGAGATATTGATTCAGCACTACATCTTTGCGCTGAAATTATATGTTCTAGTCACTATATTGATTTATGGGAAATTATTATATTAGTCACTACTTGCTATGTGCATATTGGAAATCCTAAATTGCCTGTTTATATAGATACTAGATTTCAATTTTTTAGAAATATTATAAATAATCATTATGTTGATAATGTTAATTCCATTTTAGAATCTAGAAATAATAAAGAAATTAGAAAATTATTTTGTGAAATAATATCTATTCTATGTCTATCTCCTAAAAAACATAAATACAATACTATAAAAATAGAAAAAGACCACTATGATTTGACTATTCTTAAAAATAGATTAAAATCTACACACAAAAAATATGCAGACCATATTATTAAAGATGAAGACCCACAAGAATTATATATTCCAATTAATGAACTTATTTTTTCTTTACAAGAGAATACGATGAATACTACAGATGCTTGTTATTGGATTGAATGGATATTTGAGTTTGAAAAATTATCAAATAAACGAAAGAATAAACTTATTTGTAGTAAAAGAAACTATATGGATGTGAATGAAAAATATAAAAAAGACGTTGTATGGGTTATATGGGATGTATTTTTAAATGAATCTACAAAAAAGAAAAGTCTTCATCAAAAGATTATTCAAAGTTTATTAAACTTATATTGTCTTCAATTTAAACCATCTGTAAAAAGAAAACGAAGATATATTCTATATTTTGCAATAAGTATCTTTACTGAACCTATTCGTTTTACAACCCCTATACATAAATCTCAAGACACTAGATTAATAGAAGAGTTAACTAAAAATATTAATAGTGTCTATAAACAGATAAAAAAGAATGAAATAAAACCTGATAGTTATTATCTACTTGAAGATGTAATTCATCAAAAAGAAGAAAAATTTAATACGAAAATGAATATAATAAACTCTATCAACTATATACCCACATTATAATAACTACAATATCATAATCTTCACTCTCGTTTAAAAGATTAAAATATAATATTTACTTTGAGTATTATGTTACATTTAGGAACATCACCCTTTGATACTTCTTATGCATCTTTTACACCTTGTAATAAATATGAAGAAAAACGAAACTTTCAATCAAAATATATGTCATCCATTTATGAATACGCTAAAAATCACAATCTTCGAATACTAGATAATCCATATAATTATTGTGGTGTAGTTTACTATTTTTATTATGATGATGAAAATAAACAAATGTATAAGGTTGGAGTATGGAAGAGTGATAACACAGAACCTGAGTTTATACCTATAAACGATAAAATTATTAAAGAATATAATAAATTATCATAACTAGAATATTTTTTTATACATCTTGTTCGCTATTTTTCTTCTCTCTGAAAAGTTTACAATGGGTTTTGGGTATTTTATATTTTTATATTCTAGATATTTAGTTTCCCAATTATGAATATCTTTTGGGTCTATATCTTTTAATTCAGGAACCCATTTTTTAATATATGTAGCATCTTTATCAAATCGTTCTCCTTGTGAAAATGGATTGAAAATACGAAAATATGGTTGTGAATCAGCACCACTACCCGACATCCATTGCCAGTTTCCATTGTTTGCAGCAGGATCATAATCTAACAATGTTTGAGCAAAATACTTTTCTCCTTTTTTCCAATCAATTAATAATGTTTTTATCAGCATACTTGAAACAATTAACCTACCACGATTTGGCATATATCCTGTGGTATTCATATGACGCATACAAGCATCTACAATAGGATATCCTGTATTACCACTCTTCCACGCTTCAAAGAAACTCTCATTGTTCTCCCATTCTATCTTGTCATAATTTTCACGAAATGACTTATTTTTCATTAATTGTGGATTATCATCTAAAAGATGAAAATAAAAATCACGCCATATTAGTTGTCTTACAATACCACTTTGTAATCCAAACTTTCTTTTCCACGTATCATACACCTCACGTATTGAAACAACACCAAACTTTATATATCCTGAAAGCTTTGATGTCTCGTAATTAAAACAATCTCTATTTTCTTCATATTTTTTTAGTTTTTTACTATTTTTTAATATATGTAAGGCATGTTTCCGTCCTCCTCTCACCTCTAAATATTTATTTTCTTTTGTAAATTTTCGTTTTGCTTCTTGTAATGTGATACGTTTATTCATACCTCTTCTTGTAATCTTATCAAAAGATATATTTGTTATCTTTTTAGGCTTGTCTACTTTTCTCTCTAATACATTGTTATAAAAAGGTGTAAATTTGTTATATATTGTATTTGTTGTGGTTCGTATTGTTTGTGGAGGATATAAACATTCGTCATGATAACTATGAAAACATATATTTTTACTTTCACAATAGTCTTTTATTTCTTTATCTCTCTTCTTCGAATACAATGAATAGTCACAATTGACAAAAACTGCCTCAATATCTTCATATCGTTCTGTTATTTCTTTTATTGTATCCAAATAATTATTATAAAAGAAATATATTCTTCCATTCATTTCTTTAATCTCTTTTTCTAAACCTTCTAGACACTCAATCATAAATAATACTGCATTATCCGATTTGTATTCATTCTTGTTTATTTGCTCAGGGGTAAATATAAATATTGGCATTATATCTTTACACATCTTATTTGCTTCGTGTAAAGCTGTATTATCCTGAATACGAAAATCACGTCTAAATATAAATATTCCCTTTTTATACTTCATTATTATATTATTATATTTAAAAATAACATTTAAAATATAATATTTAAACTACCATTTTCATATAAATCTTTGGATGATGTTTGTAGTTCTCAAGTGTAAAATCATTTACACTAAAATCATCAAAATAACTAGGAACACCCAATATTTTCCATTTTGGAAATGGATATGGCTCTCTCTTTACTTGTTCTTTTAATGCTTCTATATGTTCTTCATAAATATGAGCATCTCCTATAGAATGGATAAACTCCCCTGGTTTCAAACCACAAAAATGTGCTATCATTATTGTCAACATAGAATAAGACGATATATTGAATGGAACTCCCAAACCAATATCACCACTTCGTTGATATAATTGACACGATAACTCTTGTGTTTTAGGGTTAACCCAAAATTGACATAATACATGACAAGGTGGTAATGCCATCTTTTGTATTTGTATAGGATTCCATGCTGTTAATATGAGACGACGTGAATACCTTGTCTTTTCATTCAATAATTGTGAAATTATCCATTTCATTTGATCTTTTGGTTCAATGTTATTATTACTTATTAATTCCTCACGAGATATTTTATCTATTTTCTCATTTAGATAGTCTCCATTAAAACTTCTCCATTGAAAACCATAGATAGGTCCTAATTCACCATCTGGATAATCTAATCCTATCGAATTTAAATATTCTTTACTTGAATTACCATCCCATATATGCACATTCTCTTTTTTTAATTCATTATTGTTTGTTTTACCATTGATAAACCAAATTAATTCACGCATACATGTCTTCCAACCCATTTGTTTCGTAGTTAGTAATGGAAGTGTATTGTCTTTTAATGAAAAACGCATACTTGCACCAAACACAGAATAGACAATACCATTTCTAGATGGTACACGTACACCATTCTTCAATACATTCTTTATGAGATTTAAATACTGATACTCTTGATGCATTATTAATGAGTATTATGCAGACAATCTTTTTATATGCTTTTCATAGAGATATTTACTTGGAAGTAGAACAGGATATACTAGACCTTGAACAGAACCTAAAATAGTGCCATAAAATAAATAGGGTGTACATATTGGAACACCAAATATAGCATACAATATATAGACACTTGAATAATCACGAAATGCTACATTATCAACATAGCGTTTAGTATCTCCAATTCCGTGTATTAAAAACTTAGAACTATTATAACCTATACCAACAAAAGTAGATGTTAAAAAAAAATGGGAAAGAATATTTTTCATATATATATATTTCGTTATGAATTCTTTAAATACTTAACGAGCATACATTAAACCACAAATACCATTTTGGAATACTAGCACATTATACCTTTCTTCTAATACTAATAAATCATAAGAATATTCATTTAATACCCACGTATTTTTCCGTGTTCCAATAATATTACCATCACTATCACATATTTGATTAATTAATTGAGAACTATCAGAACATTTTGGTGGTAAAATAGTATTAAATTGAAACTCTATTTTTTCAAATAAATCCATATTGATAGCACCTGATGGTTGATAATTCATAGTATTTGTATCTAGTGAAAAAGAATATAAGAATAATCCAGGTTTTAATGATCCATTTGCTTTTCTATATGTTTCAATAAATTGATATACACCTGAATCTAATGAGTTTTCACGAAACTTACCATCTAGTAAAATTGCCATATTTAATAAAATATTGGGTATATTTAATACTTCACTATCTCCTATAAAATTACCAGTAATATAATTTTGTGGATCAGGCAAGAATGGTTTAAATATGAATGGCTCATTATCATAGGGAAAGTTTGTATAATTAGACCACTCATTTCTTAAAAAAGCATCACTTCGTCTAAAACGAAACATATAATTTGATACTAATCCTTTAGAATCTAACTCAATCTGTTTCGATCCAAACACATTTAAAAACTCCCAACTATAAGGCGTCTTTATTAAATATTCTTGAGAATTTCTAGCAAATATTTCTCTCTCATCTTTATCTAAAAATATATACGTTGAAATCATATGAATGTCTGGGTTCCATCGTGAATTCGTATTTTCAATGACATTCCCATCAAAATCTTCGGGGGGATTAATAAAATTATATAATTGTTGATACGTCTCATTCACATTTGGTGCTACGTGTGGGAACCCAAATGTTTCATCTTTTATATCACGTATAATATATAAATCTTTTACTGGTTTCAGATATATATCAAAAGTTAACTCATTATATTGTTGGGATATTAATGGAAATGCAGAACCAATATCACTCGAAAACCATGTTTCTAAAGGTATATGAAGTGTTCTTCCTGTAATTGAAGGAATAATAGTATTTCCTTCATTCTCTTCTAACTCATTTGAAGGTCGTAATATTGCATTTGGATATAAATTGACACGTCGACCACTATTTGCAGGATCAAATAATTCTGGAACATTCCCTGTCATCTGATTCCAAACTTCAAACTTTCTACCACTTAAGTCACGTTGAGCTACTGCACCAAAATATTCACCTGTATATGTAGCTAGAAGTTGACTACCTGCCTTTACATCCATACGATTTATAATATTTGTTCCTATTTCTTTAATCCACTTGAACTCATAGGGAACCCATTCTCTCTCTGGACTATTCTCTGGAACTCTACGTATTGTGCTATATATATCTGGTAATTTCAACACCAAGTAACATTCATATAATAAATCTCCATATCGTGGTATTGTAAATGTAAACTTTGATTCTTCACTCATACGAAGCATTGTAGACCCATCAAAGTTTAATCTGAAACGTTGCATTCCAAAGTTTGTAAATTGTTTATATCTTTTTTTGAAAAATGTCTTTTGTGGATTTCCATAAAATAATAAACTTTCTTGACCAAATGATATTAAATTTAATAATCCACCTGCCATAATTATATATATATTAATTAACTTTTAATTCTAAATTAAATTTATTTATTTATAATATATGGAAAATTATGATATACCTGGTATTCCAAAAGATATGATGAATAATATAATTGGAAATGTTACACAATTAACAAATCAAGCTTTCCTTTTTTATTATCTAATAGCATTATTTATTCTAATTTCTCTCTTTATTGGATACTATATATCAAGCGAATTATTAAAAAATACACGTAACAATTCATCCATGACAAAAAATCTAGATAATTATGAAATCTCTATTTCCAGTATTAATACCAATAATGCAAAAAATAAATTTAAACTTAGAGATTATTATATTATGAGCAGTTATAATTCTTGTTGTAATGGAGATTATAGTAATACATTTGTTTCTATTGAAGCACTAAAAAATGTAATAAAACGAGGTGCTAGAGTTCTCGATTTTGAAATATATTCTGTAAATGGCAAAACTAGTGTATCTTGTTCTTATGAAAAATCATTCTATAGAAAATCATCTTATAATAGTCTTTCATTCCCATTGGTAATGGAAACAATCCAACGAAACGCATTCGCTTCTTCTACAAGTCCCAATTTTAATGACCCTTTAATATTACATTTTAGAGTAAAAAGTCAGAGAGAACAAGTCTTTAATGACATGACAAAATCAATTATTCAAATATTCGGTAGACGATTATTGGGTTCAAAATATGCGAATGAATTTAATAATGAGAACTTAACAAATGAACCACTACAAGATTTTTTAGGCAAAATTATTATTGCTTATGATGCATCTAATCCTTTGTATAAAGAAACTAAGTTTTCTGAAATTGTAAACATAACATCATCTTCTATATTCTTACGGAAATCAAGAGACCACGATATACGTTTTGCACCAAACCATAGGGATTTGATTAATTTCAATAAAAAAAATATGCATATCACAATGAGTGATTTGAAAAAAAGCAGCTCAAACTTAGATCCAAGTATCCATATTAAATACGGATGTCAAATGATAGCCATGAATTTCCAAAAGTTTGATTCTCATTTACAATATTACTTGAATTTCTTTAATAAAAGCAATACTGCTTTTGTATTAAAACCTGAACCTTTGCGTTATATTCCCGTAGTTGTAGATAATCCAGAGCCACAAGATAGTAAATTATCTTATGCTCCAAAACAAATCAAAAAATCATACTTTAATGCTAAAGTATAAAATATCTGTCTATATATATATAATGTTTGATTGTGAACCAAATATGACCTATGAGGAATGTGAGGCAAATATTATAAAACATAATGCAGATAAGATTGAAAAACATTTAAACTCTTCTTTAATAGAAAATCAAAATATTAAAGAAATTACACAAGTTGTTGAAGATTTTCTCAGAGATAGACAACGTGTATGTTATGGTGGAACTGCTATTAATAATACCTTACCTAAAAATATGCAATTCTATGATTATAATTTTGAAGTTCCTGATTATGATTTTTATTCACCAGAACCAATTCAAGACTCTGTAGATTTAGCAAATATATTTTATAAAAGAGGATATACATCTGTAGAAGTTAGGTCAAGTAGTCTCCATAAAGGTGTTTTTAAAGTATTTGTTAATTCTATTAGTGTTGCAGATATAAAATTTATGAATAAAAAACTCTATGATTCCCTCCATAAAAATGCAGTTGTTATTGATGATATTTATTATGCTCCTATTGAGTTTATAAGGAGAAATATGTATTTAGAATTATCTAGACCAAAAGGAGATGTTTCACGCTGGGAAAAAGTCGTAAAACGATTAAACTTATTTAATTCTTATTACAAACGTATTGCACCTAAGTGTAATCTTGATGAATTATTAAAAGTAGAAAATAGTAAAGAAAAAAAGGATATATTAAGAAAACTGAGAAATATATTTATCAATGAACAAGCGGTCTTTATTGGATTATTTTCTAAATCTTTTCTATTTAAATATAAACCAGTAAAATATTCAATCGATTTATCTAATATACCAAACTTTGATGTTATTCATGCTGATCCTGAGAGACTTCTCGACAAGATTAAAAATAAATTTCAAGAAGGAGATATTACCATCATTGAATATCCTGAAATTGATAGTGTCATAAAAAGAAGATACCAAATTAAATATAAAAAAGATACTATTGCATATATTTATGAACCCTCTACTTGTAATAATTATAATGAAGTTACTTACAAAAATAAAAAGGTTCGTATTGGAACAACAGATACTATATTATCTTTTTATTTACTTTTTCTATATTTGGATGATATGAATTATGATATAGAGCGTTTAATGTGTTTAAGTGATTATCTATTACAAATACAGAGAGAAAATCGTTTATCTCAAAGGTCTCCTTTGAGAAGATTTACACTACAATGTGTAGGAAAACAAGAGACAACACTCGAATTAAGACAGCAGAGAGAACAATTGTATAACGAAATGAAAGAGAGAAAACAAAAAGTAAGAAAAGATTATGATATGTATTTTTTTACTTATAAACCAAGTGCTGGTAAGAAAAATAAGAACAATAAAACAAAGAAAAAAACAAATAATAAACAAAAGAAAACTACAAAGACAAGAAATAATAAATAATAAATATATTATAAATAATTTCTATAATATATTACATTAAACTTAGATAATTAATTAATTTATCAATACCATAATATAAGGAAGCAAATAATAATGATTTTATAAAGTAACCCTTTAAAGATAAATTACCATCTGTTAAAAAAATAAATGGTATATATTGTTCTAGCATCTTATTCATAAAAGGTAATTGAAAGATAAAATATAATATTGCTATAATAAATGGTATTTGCATATCATCATAAATAGTATCATAAGAAACATCCTTTCTTTCATACGTTGAACTATTCATCTCAGGAACTTCTTGTTCAATATAGTTTCTTCTCTCTGTTGGAACATAATTCGGTTTTGCTTCTTTATCTTGATGTATCATATTTGTCTCCATTGGAATATCTCGACTAGGTAATTTTGTATTTGCGTTTGAGTTTTCTATACTATGTAATATTTTATCTATTTGTTCAGGTGGTATATTATTGAACGATGTATTTTGTTGATTATTCATATTTTCTTGCGGGGAACTATTGTCAAAATGATTTCCTTGTAATGAGGTTGGCGGTTGTTTTGAAAACTCATTTGGATTATAAGAGATACTTTCTAATGCTGGTTTACTATCTCGTGTTTTCATATTCACGTTTGGTAATTCTTGTAGGGGGGTATTTTCATTTCCAAAACTCATTGAAGGTAATTCATCAATACTTGTAGCACCTGAAGCCATAATAGTATATATACGAAAATATAAAATTTATTATATTTTTAAACTAATAATTTCATATTGTTGTGTTGTAATTTGATACATAGATAAATCATTTATATTTCTGTATAAACGTTTTATATTATTGTTGTATATATCATCTTCAATCGTTCTAGAGGCATATCTATGTTCTTCAATCTCTCTAAAAGAAGGTTTTAATTCTTCTGTATAGAATAATATTGCATCTTTTATAATAGCATAACTTCTACTTAATAATCCCTCTTGTAGTTGTGTCTTAAATTGTTGCAATAACTGATAATTATGACTTGTCATTTCTTTCACTTGATTTTCTCTCTCTTCACTCATAGTTTGTTGATTGATTTTAAAAGAATGATTGTTTTTTTTCTTTAATAATTCATTATATTCATCTCGTATAGTTTTAAACTTAGATAAAACATCATCTTTATCATCTTGGATTAAATCATATAATAATATATGTTTTAATGATATAATCTGAATAATTATATTTTTTATTTCTTTATAAAGTTCTTCTAATGCTTTTAGACCATCTATTTGTTTCAATTTACGGATGTGTAAATTCAAATTACAAGGTGTCTCTGTATTTCCACAAACAACTCTATATTCATCAGGTGTTACAATAAATCTTGTTCCTACATTTCGTTTACAATATATGCATTTAATTTTCATATTTTGAATTTGTTCTCTTTTCTCTCGAATAGATAAGTTATCCTTTCTAAGGATTTTCAATTTGGAACTTTCTATTTTTTTTTCATATTTTTGTTTATTTGAATAGAATAAATGTAAAGCATCTTCATACTTTTCCATATATATTATAATTTATATTTTTATAAAAATTTTTTCATTGTCTCCATAAAATAATTATTTATAGGTGGCAAATCTGTAATTGTATCTTTTAGATGATATATTTTCTTTTCTTCTTCTTGTTTTTCTTTTTGTATTTTATTTATTAATTCATGAATATAGGTTTCATTTGATATTTTTTTTTCAACCTTCTTTTCTTTATATCCATAATAACATATCACAAATGTAAATCCTATAAATACTAGGAAAACAATAATATTAAAAATCGTATTATAGTAAGAATATTTAATTTCTTTACATTGTTCTAAACTTTTATGAATAAAATATTTTGTTCCTGGTTCAATTAAAACAGGTTTCATTAAAAATATATATTAATGTTGTAAATAATAATATTTAATTTATACTTAATATATACATATTATGAATGTTTCATCCACAAGTATTTCTGTATTTATAGTAATTACACTTGTTTATTACGGATTTTTACTCTTTTTACCTAGTAACGTGCATTTAGTATTGCACGTGATATATATATTACTTACTATTAGTATCCAAACATTATTTAGTTCTCTTCATCTAAGAACCATGTGTGGTTCTGTTCGTATTAAACCATTGATTGTATGGTCTATAATTCCTTGGTTCTTTATTTTTCTCTCTATAAAGGCATTATTAATGTTATTTCCAAGTTGGAAAATGCCATTTTCAAATACAATAGGATATTTAGTTGTATCACTTTTGGGTATTAATCGTATTATGACTTCATTATTAAAATCTAAATTTAAAACACAAGATGAAGAATTGAATAAAGTGATTTCTAATATCTTTGAAGATAAAACATTATTAATTAATCAATTTACACCCACCAATTTTGATAGTGCTTTGGAAAAAATAAGTAAAATATTAGATAAATCAAATACTCAATATGAAGAACTAGTGGAACAATTACGTTTTAGAGTTCAAATAAAAGACTATATTTCACAATTTATATGGTTATTATTAACAGGTTTATTAACAATTTCAATATCAAATATGGGGATTTTATCTACCGAGTGTGTCAAGAGTGCTGAAGAAATTGAAGGGGATGTTCTCCAATATGAACAACAATTAGAAAATGCGATTGAAGATAAACCAAAGGTTTATAAAATAAGAGATTAAATTATCGATACAATTTAGGTATTGCTAAATAATACATTACACTTAAATAACTAATAATAGCAATGAATATAGATAATAACCATGCTGGTAATATTGTCTTTTTTTTACTATTTAATCCAAAATCTCTCAATGTTTCGTTATCATACAAGAACCCTGGTCTTATCATATGAATAGAAGAATATAGAATTAAAAATAATAGAATGCTGATAGAGAGAAGATGATTTTGAATAAATCTTCTTGATAACATTTATATAAATATTATATTATAAAAAATATAGTATTTATTATTTTTTAGCGTGAATATATATATGCATCGTGTAATTATAGTCATTCTTTTATTAACATTAATTGGTTTTAATGTATTTTATTTTATAGGTGATACAACAGAATATGTCGCAGAGAAAACTGCAGAAGTTACAAAAAAAACATTGGACCAAGGTATAAAAGGAACACGCAAAGTTGCTTCTACTGCAGATGAAATGTTACAGCATTTAGAGAGAGATATAGAACAAGAGAGAGAAGGACCTATAAAGAGACAACAAATGGAAGAATCTGCATATCAACCTGATATGGTAGATAGTGTTATTCAAGAAAGTAGAAAAGAAGGTTATTGTTATATTGGTGATGAGAATAGTAGACGTGTGTGTCTTCGTGTCGGTGTAAATGATGATTGTTTATCAAAAAAAATATATCCTACAATGGATGTATGTGTAAATCCTAATTTACGTGCGTAGTTTAGTTTATTGTCCTAAATACCATCGTAGAGAGAAATAGGGTGGGTTCACTTTCATTTCTTCTGTATTCATCTTAAGATTTGGTCCCTGATCATTAATTCGTATAATTTCACGTATTGAGAGTGACCTGTTATGATATTGAAGATTTGATAAAAATCCATTAAATCCCCCATTTAGATTAACGTATAAATTTCCATAATTTTGTTTTGGAACACTAGAATAAGTATGTCTTAATGCTATTGTTCCATTGATGTAAACATCTAAGTTAGAACCATTACATCTTATAACCAGTGAAATCCACTTATTTAATGGGATATTTTTAATTCGGACTTTCTCATTGGCGTGTTTAAATGTATTCATAAAAATAATAAGGTCGTTTCTTATTACTCCATTAACTTCTTGTTTATCGATATATACACCAGGTGCATTATTTGGTTTAATTAGGTTCTGTTCATCAGTATTTACAAAATCATTCCCTTTATGGAAAACATGCATGTACTTAACATTGTCTTGGGGCAAACTATCTATGAATAACCATACTGAATATGTAAATTCAATTCCATACTTTTCATTATCTGACCGCATGATTGGTATACTATTTTTTGATCTTGGGTTTTGTTCAATCGTAAGTGGTTTTCTTGCATCTTTCATACCATTTACAAGCATTGGACTGCCACTGGGTGTTAATGCCCAAGAAATGATTTGAGTTCCAATTCTTAAAGCAACTATGAATAATATAACTACTAAAAAAAGGAATGCGATTTTTGCTACTAAAGTATTTGTATTTAAGAAATTAGTGGTTGCACCTGTAATTTCTCCAGGGTCGTTAAATAAATTAAATGTGGGTGCTTGTTGTCTAATAATGGGTGTATCAGGGCTAGGTGTTTGAAACATGTATATATATAATAAACAAATTAAATCTTCAAGTTATATCTTTCTTCATTATCTACCATTAATGAGAACTTAACACCATATTTATCCATAAGATTACCAAGGAAAGAACCACCACCAAAACCTTCACGATAAATATCATATGCTTGACGTGGATTTATTGCATAAGTCATATATTTAAAATTACCTGTTTTACCACTAAATCCTCCTCCTGTAGTAATCAATATATCTTTATTTGGAGCTGCTTTGGGAACACCAGGTAAAATACAGGTACGTACTAATTTTCCATCTATATATAGGTCTAAAGCACGATTGTTAAGTGTTACGATTAGATTGAACCATTTTTGTAAAGGCACATTTTCAAGTAAGCAACCATGTATTCTCGGTTCTTCATTACTATCTCGTCCATCTTCTATGCGAACATTGACAAGGATATTATTTAATGTTTCGTGTAGATAAATAGTTGGGTTGGCAAGATCATCAGGGTCTGGCCTAGATACTACAACTTTTTTATGTCCATATCTATAACTCCAATCATTAATATACAACCAAATGGAATATGTATAGTCGTTTGTTCCAGCTGTCCCGTGTGGTATGTCATCTGCCTTTATAATCTGTCCTTCTTTTGCATTACGTATTCTATCGAGTTGTTTTGTGGAATTATCGTGAAAGAAATAGGAATAAATCAAGTATATGATAATAACAATTAAAACACCTAATATAATTTGTTGAACGTTCATAATATATTATAAAGTTAGATATTTTATATTTATAATATATTAAATTATAGATTTGGTATTTTTTGTAAACTAAATAACCAATAAATTAATCCAATTTCATATATGTTTAAACGTCGTGGATAATATACTACATTACAAATACCACCTTGTATTCCCTTTTCTTCTCCAATATCTAAATTGCTCATTTCGCTATTATCTACCATATTTATAGAGGTTCCAACTAATGTTCCATTGATAAATATATCTAGAGTTCCTTTATCATAATTGAAAACGAAATGGTTCCATTTTTGTAACGCAATGTTTTTATTATATATTACTTTCTCTCTATCTCCTTCCATAGAAAGAATACGTATTTCATTATTAAATACATTATATTCAATACGTGGTTTATTTCCATAGTTCAATATGGAAACATATTCTCTCTTATCTTTTATGTAAGGTTGATTGTCAATATATACCCAACTAGAAATCGAATACGAATAATATCTATCTGTTTGTTCTTTGTGATATTCTTGTAAATCTCCAAAGTTTCCAATAGATTGTGATTTATCTAAATATACTGGGTCATCTAAAAGTAATTTACTATTTGTAGTATATATTTTTTTAATTATATAAGGCACTAAGAAATATGAAACAACCAATACAAATTGAGCTAGAAGAAGATAGAAATAAAATTTATTTGTTCTTTTAATCTCTTTTATTAACCAATTTACTAAATCATATAGATTACATATTAACAAGAATGGTAAGTGTTTCATTAAAGAGAAATATGTTATTTTACCCGATGTAGAAGGTCTTGAAATATATTGAATAAGAAGATACATTAAAACACCTATAATTATCATTGTGACAGATGCTAAAAACATATATGAGAAACCTTCACTAAATGCCTTGAAAGAGAAAAAATAATAAATAGAAAATATTGTAAAAAAAAGAAGAAAGAGAACAATAGACGCTATTTTTAAAGGTGTTTTAAGACTTTTAAATGTATCACTCCATGTAGGTGTCTCGTTTGTTTTTGATATATTTTTTAATGCTCGATGAATGGAATAATATAATATACTTAAAGAAATAAGGAGGACAATGATTATATTTAATATGATTGAGAAAGTTGACAATGTTTTTTCGTTTTTTACATTTTGTATATAATAAAAAATACTTGTGATTATAAATCCGATGACACCTAATCCAGTAAGTATAGATTTCCAATTATCTTTTACTTTTTCTATTAGTAATAATATCAAGTTTCTTAAACTATCAAGTAGGTTCATAGATATATATCCCTTATAAATTATAATTTACTTAAAAATGTTTTTTTTCCGTGACAATTACGGCAAAGTGCAACTAGATTAGACACGTCATTTGTTCCACCATTTTGTAACTCTGTAATATGGTCAATTTCATAGGTATGATCTAATACATTATTACAATGTTTACATTTCCAACTTTGTTGTGCCGCAACATATTTTTTTTTACTATTACTCACACAACGATTAGTGCTTTGTGATGGTCTATAGTAGATATTTGCATCTGTATTTGTATTGTTATCTTGTTTGTCAATCAAGAAATTATTTTTTGTGTAATCAATAACAGGTGTAATTAGGTCACCAACATTTTTATCAATAGGCATATATTTAATATAATCATTTGCGTGAAACAATAAAGATTTACAATGTAATGGATTTTTCTTCATGGCAAACAAAATACCGAAACCGATAACACCATATGTTATCATTTTTACATATTTTATATTTACTTTTATCATATCAATATATTTACCATCGTGATAAGCATTATATATTAAGAATAATGTTGTAGATAATATCATTAGTTCAAGCTTCATATATATATCGATTTAATTTTTTTTGTAGTAATCAGTGTAATATAATATAAAAGCTACCATGAGTATAAAAGAAGAAATGACAAAGAAAAATAAGTGTTTCTTAAATTTATATGTTTTATATTCAATTGTTTCTTTTGGTTTATAATGGTTATAATAGTCCCTTATATATTCTTGAAAAGTAATTTTTGGTTTATCTAATTTTTCATTAATTTTATTATGAATAAAATGTACCCACTTCATAAAATCTAATCTTGAATCTAAATAAGAAGACACTGGATATTTTTCTAAATATCTAATAAATTCATCTCCCAATTTTCTACTTGGTATAAATAATGGTATATTTTGTATAAATTCATAATATTTTTTTTTAGTCACTTCATTAGGATGTAGTGGATATGTAATCGCAATGGTATGAAGAAAAAACCAATAGTGCTTTCCCCATACTTGTGGATCTAATTGTGTTTCCATTATTATAAAATAATATAAAAACAATAATAATTAAACATATAATGAATAAAAAATACAATTTCAAACTATTTAGTTGTTGTAATAATTGTGGAAAGAAAGGACATACTCATTATCATTGTAATGAAGCGATTATAAGTTCAGGAATTATATGTTATCGTGAGATGGATGGAAAGAGAGAATATTTATTAATACGACGTAAAGACACTTTAGGATATGTTGATTTTATACGAGGAAAGTATCAAATCCATAATAATTTATATTTATACAATATTTTCAATGAAATGACAGAGTATGAAAAAGAACGTATTAAAAAGAATAGTTTTAATGAGTTATGGAATAACTTATGGGGAAATAATATTCGTAATAAACATAGAAATGAGTATTTTTCATCGGAAAAAAAGTTTATGCTTTTAAAAAACAATATAAATTCAAATAATAATTTAATTAGTTTAGATGAATTATTGGAAAGAACTATAAGTTGGAAAGAACAAGAATGGGGATTTCCAAAGGGTAGGAAAAACACAAATGAAAGTGATTTGGATACAGCAATTCGTGAGTTTACAGAAGAAACAGGATATAATAAAAACGATATTCGTGTTATAATGAATATGAAGCCATATGAAGAAATATTTACAGGGTCAAATTTTAAATGTTATATTCATAAATATTATATTGCTAAATTAGTGAATAATACATACAATTTAAATAAGTATCAAAAAAGTGAAGTGAGTGAAATTGAATGGGTGGATTATGAAACATGTATTTCTAAAATACGTGAATATAATGTAGAACGAATTGATATTTTAAAATGTGTTGAAGATGTGTTAAATAATTATATTATTTTATAGATAAATATATATATTATTATATAGATATGACAATTGATTTTGATAAAATGAATGCTAGTAATATAAGAGAGTATCTAGAAGAGTTAAATACACGTTTCAGTGACGATTTAAAAAAGTTCAATAAGTTCTTATTAAAAAAAGAAGAGTTAGAAGAAGAATATAATAGAGAGAATGATAAATATAAATACTTATATCCAAATCATTTAAATCCTCGTTTTAATCTTCGTATTTCAAATAAAAAAGAGTTTCAGGACTTAAAATATCCAAAAGAAAAAAGGAGTGTAGAACAGGCAAGCGAACAATTATGTAATGCTGATTTTGAATTATCACCTCATCAAATATTTGTTCGTAATTTTTTATCTTCTTATACTCCTTATAATACATTATTACTTTATCATGGACTAGGAACTGGAAAGACTTGTTCTGCTATATCTGTATGTGAAGAGTATCGAGAATATATGAACCAGTCGGGAATACATAAAAGAATACTCATTGTCGCATCGCCCAATGTTCAAGAAAATTTTAAACTTCAATTATTCGACCCTTCTCGTCTTAAGTTAGTAAATGGTTTATGGAATATTCAGAGTTGTACAGGAAATAAATTTATTAAAGAAATAAATCCAATGAATATGACTGGTCTTAAAAAAAATGTAATTATACGACAAATTAAAAGTATTATAAGAGAACATTATTTATTTATGGGTTACGATAAATTCGCAAATTATATTACTCGAATTATGAATAAGCATGTTTCTAGTGATGATAGTAAAGAGAGTGAAATTAAAAAAAAGAAACGTGCACTTCATAGGGAGTTTTCAAATCGGTTAATTGTTATTGATGAGGTTCATAATATTATTTCAGAGGGTGATGACAACAAAAAAGTTTCTAAAAATATAATGAAGATGGTAATGAATAGTGATAATATTAAAATGCTTTTATTATCTGCAACACCAATGTTTAATAGTTATCGTGAGATTATATGGTTAATTAATTTAATGAATATAAATGATAATCGGCCTACAATAAAAGCGAGTGATATTTTTGATAAAAGAGGTAATTTTAAGATAGTAAACAATAGAGAATATGGAAAAGAGTTATTTATACGTAAAACAAGAGGATATATATCTTTTGTTAGGAGTGAAAATCCATATACATTTCCATATCGTATTTATCCAAAACGTTTTGATATTAATAATAGTATATTATCAGATAATTTTACATATCCTGAGCGTCAAGTAAACAATGTAAATATAATACAAGGGATTGAATATACGGACCTTTATTTAAACTCAATTGGAGATTACCAAAAGTATGGATATTCTTCTATTATAGAAAAGTTAAATAAAAATTTTCCAAATGTTGAAGAAATAGAAAGTGGAGGTATGGGTTGGATACAAACAGAACCTGCTCTTCAAGCCTTAAATATAACATATCCACATCGAGACATCGAAAAGTATAAAGAGTTATTGGATAATAATAAATTAACTGAAGAGGATATTGAGAGTATAGAACCTCGTAATTTTATAGGAAAACGTGGCATGAAACATTGTATGAATTTCAAAGATAAAAGGAACTTTGAATATAAAGAAGATATAAAAGAAAAATATGGAGAATTCTTTTCTCCACAACATATTGGTAAATATTCAGGAAAGATTAGTTCTATCATCCGTAAGATATTATCCTCTCAAGGAGTTATTTTAATATATTCTCAATATATTGATGGTGGATGTATTCCACTTGCTCTTGCTCTTGAACATATTGGAATAACACGTTATGATAATAAAAACTTATTTAAGAGTAAAAGAACAAGTGATATTGATGCTTTATCATTACAGAGTGATAATATAAAATATCCTGCAAAGTATATTATGATAACAGGTGACCCTCTACTTTCACCAGATAATAATAAAGAATTAAAAGCAGTAACATCTCTAGATAATGTAGATGGAAAGCAGGTAAAAGTTGTTATTATTAGTAAAGCAGGATCAGAGGGAATAGATTTTAAATTTATTCGACAGGTTCATATATTAGATCCTTGGTATAATTTAAGTCGTGAAGAACAAATTATAGGTAGAGCAGTACGTTATTGTAGTCATAAAGATTTACCACTTTCTCATAGAAATGTTGAAATCTATTTTCATACAACGAGACAAGTGAATAATAAGGAAAGTATTGACATGTATATTTATCGTATAGCAGAGAGAAAGGCAATTAAAATCGGTGTTGTATCTAGATTAATGAAAGAAAATGCAATAGATTGTATTTTAAATAAAAACTTAAATCAATTACCAGTAGATAAAATTAATGAAGATATTGAACTTGTTTTATCTAGTAATAAAACAATAACATTTTCAGTAGGTGATGAGCCTAATACACATTTGTGTGATTATTTAGAAAAGTGTAATTACAAATGTATGCCACGAGATTTGTCTCTTGATATGGATCATTTAGACATGAATACATACAATGAAGATTTTATTAAAGTAAATGTAGATAAGATCATATTTAAAATAAAAAGATTGTTCAGAGATAGTTTTGTCTATGATAAAGAAGGATTGATAACACATCTCTCTAAAACTCGTAAATATCCATTGATACAAATACATAGTGCTTTAGAACAACTCGTGAATGACCCCTATGAATATGTTACAGATACATTTGGTAGGATTGGCAGAGTTGTAAATGTAGATAAGTATTACCTATTTCAACCAATAGAGATTACAGATAGAAGAATTACACATTATGAAAGAAGTGTTCCTTTAAATTATAAGAGAGAGAAGATTAATATAAGTCTACCTGATGATTTGAAAGAACATATAGTCTCTCATAATCCAACAAAGAAGAAGAAGATTGTTCTCAAATTACTAGAAGAGAGAAAAGATATAGTAGACCGAGTTACAAATGTTGGTCAGAATATAATACAAAATATGAAAACAAAGTTGGAAATAGTTAGTCAAACACAAGATATAAAACGTGGAGATTTAGATTGGTTCAAACACACATCTGTTGCCATTGATAATATCTTGGAAGAATTAAAACCTGAAAATGTGACACGTGATAAATTAATAGATTATGTTATTTATCATATGATTGATACATTATCTTTTAATAATAAGAAGGTTTTAATTGAATACTTATTAAATAAAACATTAGATAATTTTGAGAAAAAAATAAAAAAATATATAGATAGAGAAATATCTGTCAAGGCTGGTAATATTAAAGCATATCTACTGTATGATGAAAAAAAAATAAAATTATGGAAAGAAAAACGAAATGAAGATACATTGGTATTAGTAGAAACTGAACCTACAGAACAGAAAGATTTAATTAGAATATTACAAAAAAATAAGAAATACAATCTTGAAGATTATAGCAGTATGATTGGTTTTATGGATTTTGTCACTAGTAATATTGTGTTTAAAGTAAAAGATATGAAGCGAAAGAGACATACGGGTGCTCGTTGTGACCAAGCAGGAAAGTCACGTAATATTTCTATTTTGAACTCTATTTTATCGCTTGATGATGGTATCACTTTTAAATATACTACAAATAATACAAAAGATTTAAGATTACCAGCATTATGTAGTATTCAAGAACTATTACTAAGACACTACAATTATACCAATATGAATGATAATATATGGTTCTTAACACTAGAGACGTCTATGTTGAATGAAGTTCAATCACTAACTATTACCTAGAGTAAAAAGAATAGTATATTATAAAATTGAATAATAAAAAGAATATGTATATATTGTATATAAAACAAATGGAAGAGATACAAGTAGACCCTAAAATTGATAATATAGTAAATATAAGATATGCAAATAATGATAATGAGATACAAAGATTAAAGAAAATATTTCCAGTTCCATTCTTGATTAGTAACGTCCGTGTTCCAAATAATGACCCCTATTATCAATTGTCAATTGATGATGAAGGATTATTGTATGCTACTCCTCGTTCAGTGGTGAATGAAATATTGGATATAATGTTTGAAAGAATGAGAAAGATAAGATTGATTGGACACGAAGAGAATATCAGCATTATTGATGGAACAGGTGGAATTGGTGGTGATACAATAAATATGGCAATGCATGAAAGGATTAATAAAGTATATTCAATCGAATTAGATTTATCTAGATATACTGCTTTAGCCAAGAATATAGATTTATACAATTTAAATCACAAAATAGAAACATATAATACAAGTCTGATAGATTGGATTATAGAGAAAAAAAATAAAGAATTAATAGTGAATACACCTATTTATTTAGATTTTCCGTGGGGTGGTGTTGATTATAAAAAGTCAAAATTAATCGATGATGTATTCATTATACATAATGGTTCAAGAATGAATTTAAGACCAATTATAGTTAATTATTTAAACAAGTCACCATTTATTATTTTAAAGTTGCCAAACAATTATAATTTTGAACTATTGCAAGAATTATCTAATGAAGAAAACTTTATTTATGAAAAGAAGAGACATAAATCAATGACGCATGTTTTCTTATATAAAGATAAAGAGTATATTTTGAAAAATCGAGTTCCACAAGAATTGAAAGGAGGTGCTAGTGATAGACAGCATAATCTAGCGGGAACAGGTTTGTATATGCTTTCTGTATTAACAAGAAAGGTAAAAGTTCCGTTTGATTTAGTAGGAGGTAATATTAGAGAGATTTTACAAAAAAAACTAGCAAGATATAATGAAGGAAAGTGTAGTGTAGAGGGTTATATTAAGAACAATTCAATTCGTATTTTAAAATATTCATCGGGTTATTTAGAGAATAATTATGTAGTATTTGATGTTGTATTTGAATGTTTAATATGTAATCCAGTAGAAGGAATGAAGATTAAAGTAAAGGTCATAAATATAACAAAGGCAGGAATACGATGTATTAGTACAGAGGATATTTCACCAATTGATGTATTTGTTGCTAGAGACCATAATTTTAAACATCGTGAATATAATAAAGTAAAAGTAGATGATATTATTGATGTTAAAGTAATAGGACAACGTTTTGAAATTAATGATGAAACTATTTCTGTTTTATGTAAATTAATTGGTATTAAACATATAAAAAAAAGAAGATTAAAGATAAATGAAGAATAAGAATAATGGAAAGTGTTAACAATGATTATTATAATGAACTGAAGATACTTAGAGATGATATTGATAGTTTGGAAAAAACAAAACATATAGAGTTATTTAAACTTATTAAACAGAATAATATTCAGTATTCGTCTAATAAGAATGGTATATTTTTAAATTTATCATTTGTTGAAAAACCATTTATCGAAGAATTAAAAAAGTTTGTATATTTAATTAAAGAACAAGATAAGTATATAAACAAGATAGAAGATGAGAAAAATGAAATGAAAGATAAATATTTTACAAATGAAAAGGTATAAATGATTATAAAATCGATTTAAAGTTTAAACAAGAATATATATATTATGGATCACTATAGTAAGATATATATTGAGAATAATTTATTTAATAATATAGATTATGATATGTTATTAAGTAAACATAGTTTATCTACAGAAAATTACAATAATTATTTTGTAATAGATAATGAAGAGCCGAACTTGAATAAAGAAGTTGTAGAGAATAATCGTATGAAAAAGAAACGTAAATTTTTAACAAAGTTACGAAATAAGATTGAAGAAATTAAGGATACATTTTTTTATGATATTTCAGAAGATGATTTTTTCTTTTGGTGCTGGTATGTAATGATATATGAGTATGATGAATATAAAACAATAAAGAATAAGTTTGAGTTAGAAAAGAAGATACGATATGAATATATTGAAAAAGCTAGAGAAAATAAAGAAGAACTTAAAAAAATACATAAAATAGATGTAAATAAAGTAATAGAAATACTAGGAAATATGGATAAATGTGATTATAATACATTCAAAGCATTATGTATTTTGTCAAAGATAAATGTGTGTATTGAGTATAATGATATGATTACGTGTATATTGTATAATGATAAAGAGTTATTCCGTGTTTTATATCATGATAATAAATATAAATTATGTTGTAATAAAGTAGATAGTGAGTATATTGAAAGTCATTATAATATAGAAAATTTGGATAAACCAATATATTCTATTTCACATTATAAAGTAAAAGATTTGGAGGATATGTGTAAAAAGTTAAGATTAGAAGTGAATAATATGAAGAAAAAAGAGTTATATGAATGCATAAGGATGAAGTTGTCTGAGTTTACCATTATTTAGTTATGTATTGAAGTATATTTAGAATATAATAACATATAAAATTGAAAATATATAAATAAAATAACAATATCTATATATAAATATGTCCAACAGAGATATTATGCATCGACAAAGAGAGATGAATGCCCTATATATGGATTTTATTATGTCGGATAGTAAAAATGAAGAGTTTGAGATACGTTTTGGAACACGGGGAATTAGAAGAATTTCAAAAATAGATTTCAATAATGTAATTTCATATATTTTATCTAGAAACTTTACATTAGCGAGTGAGAATGAAATACTTAAAATACAAAACGAATATTTCAATCAAAAAACACAAAGAAATCAAATATCAAATATTCGTTCTGAGATATACTTTATGAGTAATATTCAAAAATATTGCAAGACAAACTCAATATTAGACGAAAATAATAATATATTGCAAAATACACAATTTTTGCAAAAGAGACGTAAATATCATAATGAAAGAAATACTGAAATTTTACCTGTTAATATGAATGAGTTTAATTTTCGTGCTTCTTATCAAGAAGAAAATGTATACAATAAGAATAGTGATATTATACAAAGAATGATTTCTCAATGGGGAGATACAAAGAAAATTTTCAGATATTTATTGCGATACTCTTATGAAAGTAATGATTTTCCAGGTATTCGTATTGATTTAAGTGTTGTTCGTTCTTCAAGAAGAAATATAAAAGGGAACTTAATACCAGATTTAAATATTCATGATTCGAAAGTATTAACAAATGATGAAGAATATGAGGTTGAAATAGAGATAGAGAAACAAAAAGTAATTGATAGTATTTTATCACAGACGTATGAAGGTATAAGTGATGATGATATAGACAGATTATATGAAGAGTCTTATAATAAATTAAGACGTGTTATAAAGTATATATTGTCGGGTCTACAAGGTTCTAACTATCCTATTTCATATAGAGAGATGGAAAATATAGGTAATGATTATTTGTCACTATTAGGAATAGGAGAGAAAAGACGTTTATTTCCTAGAGATTTCATAGGTCCTTCTTCTATTTCATTGGAATTGAAAAATATTTTACCACTGAAAAAGGATGGAACAGATGATTTGGCAAATATAAGACATCCTTATACTGTCACAGAAAAAGCAGATGGATTACGTAAATTATTATATATTTCAAAGAATGGAAAGGTATATTTGATAGATACAAACATGAATATTCAATTTACAGGTACAATCATTAAGAATAGTGAATATTATAATTCATTATTAGATGGAGAACATATTGAACATGATAAAACAGGAAGGTATATAAATTTATATGCATCATTTGACATTTACTTTATAAATGGTGTTGACCATCGTACAAAACATTTTGTGCATATTCCAACAGAGACTGATGATAAAGTAACAGAAAATTATAGATATTACTTATTACGTAACTTTGTGAATAGTATATCTTTAGATAAGGTTTCTTCAATAGGAACGCCATTTCGTATAGAGTATAAAATATTTCAGGTTTCTTATGGTGGAACAAGAACAACCATATTTAATAAATGTTCACAGATTTTAAAGAATATACAAGAAGATAAGTATGAGTATGAGACAGATGGTTTAATTTTTACACCTATAAAGAATGGTGTAGGTGTGGATTATAAAAACAAGAAACCTTCAAATCACAAAGTAACATGGCAACTATCATTTAAATGGAAGCCGCCTGAGTTTAATACAATAGACTTTTTGGTCACCACAAAAAAAGATGATAATTCAAATGATATTGTTTCTCATTTATATCAAGGTGGAGAGAATATGATTGGAAATCGTAATATTCAGCAATATAAAACACTTATTTTACGTGTTGGTTTCGATGAAAGAATTCATGGATATATTAATCCTTGTCAAGATATTATAGATGATAATATCCAAGTTATAGGAGATCGTGATAATACTAAGAATTATAGACCTATGCCATTTTATCCGACAAATCCATCCTCGAACACAGCACATTTATGCAATATATTATTAAAATCCTCTTCAAGTGGTGACGTTATGATGACAGAAGATGATAAAGAAGTGATTGAAGATAATATGATAGTTGAGTTTAAATATGTAAAAACTGAACGTGAAATGTGGAAATGGAAACCAATACGTGTTCGTTATGATAAGACAGCAGAGTTTAGAAGAGGAGAGAAAAACTATGGGAATGCATATCATGTGGCTCAAAGTGTATGGTCATCTATCCATCAACCAGTGACAGAAGATATGTTAAATACAGGTAATGGAATTCCAGAGTTTATAGGAGATGATGATGTATATTATAATAAGAAGGATTATACAATAACAAGACCTTTACGAGATTTTCATAATTTATATGTAAAAAGGAAGTTGATAACGGGTGTCTCCAATATGGGGGATAGTTTATATGATTTAACAGTTGGAAAGGCTGGTGATTTTCCCAAATGGATACAAAGTAAATTGAAGTTTGTATTTGGTGTTGATTTATCCAAGGATAATATATTAAATCGTCTTGATGGTGCTTGTGCTCGTTATTTAAATTATAGAAAGTCAGTAAAGGTAATGCCATCTGTTTTATTTGTTCAAGGTAATAGTTCATTAAATATTAAAAATGGTGAGGCTTTATATAATGAAAAAGATAAAATGATTGTAGATGCTGTTTTTGGAAAAGGTACTCAAAATGAGACTAAATTAGGAAAAGGTGTATCGAAACACTTTGGTATAGGTAAAGATGGATTTCAAATTACAACATCAATGTTTTCTTTACACTATTTCTTTGAAAACAAAAATACGCTTCATAATTACATTCGTAATGTATATGAGGGAACAAGATTAAATGGTTATTTTATAGGTTGTGCATATGATGGAAAAAAAATATTCGATGAATTAAAAAATGTAAAGATGAATGAGAGTGTAAGTGAAGTAGTAAAGATAAATCCAATCGAAGAGACCAATGTTGTTGTTGGAGATAATGAGCATAAAATATGGGAGATAACAAAAAGATACGATAGTAATGTGTTTAATGATAATATAACAAGTTTAGGATATGCAATTGACGTGTTTCAAGAAAGTATTAATAAAGTAATAAGAGAGTATCTAATAAACTTTGATTATTTCACTGAATTGATGAGTAGTTATGGTTTTCAATTAGTCTCTCTAGATGAAGCAACTAACATGGGACTTCCAAATGCTACAGGTTTATTTAGTGAATTATATTCAAAGATGAAACACGAAATTCAAGAAAATGATAAACAAAAGAGGAAAAATTATTTAAAGAATGACGTTAAAAATGCATTATTATTAGATGAATATTCTTCTCAAAGGCGTGTATCTTTCTTAAATCGTTATTTTGTATATAAGAAGGTTAATGAAGTGAATATAGATGACGTGTTTAATAGTTTTATAAATAGTGTTTCTTCACCATTTCAAGATGAGTATAATAAAGATACAGAACAAGCACGTGAAGAAAGTGAAAAGGTTTCTAAAGTAACAAAAATAAAGAAAATAAAGAAAATAAAGAAAAAAATCAAGTTAAAAGAAGCAGAATAGTTTATGTATCATATCAAATAAGTATAAAGATATAAATATTTTTTAATATAATGAGTGGTTTATTACCTCCGATTGATAATGTTTTAACTGATGATATGTTTTGTATTAAAATAACAAAAAAAGATGTTGATAGTTTTTTAAACAAGTCTCTTTCATCGTATTTAAATAAAGTAAAATATGAAATTCATAAACATAATACAGAGTGGGAAGTATACAAGAAATATACAAATCCGTATGAGTTTATTCATTCAAATATGAATAATTTTTCTATTAGTGGATTAAAACCTATTTCACGTGCGTATTATAAGATGATAGAAATTATGAAACGTCATAGTTTATTAGAAGAACATATAAATAGAAATATAAATACATTTCATTTAGCGGAAGGTCCTGGTGGTTTCATAGAAGCAGTTGTGAATAAAAGAAAAAATAAAGGTGATAATTATTATGGAATGAGTTTAATTGACCCGAATAATACCTTTGTTCCTGGTTGGACTAAATCTGAAAAGTTTCTCTCTAAACATTCTAACATTTATATTGAGAAAGGAAAGGATAGAACTGGAAACTTACTATCTTATGATAATTTAGTATATGTAATTTCAAAATATAAACATAGTATGGATATTATTACGGGGGATGGTGGTTTTGATTTCTCCAATGATTATAACAATCAAGAAACACAAGCAACATTATTAATTTACGCACAAATTATATATGCAATTTTTTTACAAAAAGAAAATGGTTGTTTTGTATTGAAAGTGTTTGATATATTTAAAAAACCAACACTAGATTTAGTGTATATATTAAGTTTATTTTATAAAAATGTATATATTCAGAAGTTAAATACAAGTAGAATTGCAAACTCAGAAAAATACATTATTTGCAAGTATTTTAAATATAATTCTATTGATTTTATATGTGATAGAATATTACGTACATTTAAAGTATTACATAATATAGATACGAGTATTTACAAAATTGCCTCTTTTTTATCTTGTAAAATTCCAATTCACTTTGTAAAAAGTGTAGAGTATATAAACTCATATTATGGAGAGATGCAATTAACAAACATAAATTATACTCTATCTTTAATTAAAAGTAATAATAATAAAGATAAAGAAAAGATAGAAAATCTGAAAAATGAAAATAAAAAAAAATCTATAGAGTGGTGTATTCAACATAATATACCTTGTAAAACAGAATATACAATGAAGAATATATTTAGAGAGTAGATTTTAATACAATTTCACACTTGTATTTTTTATTGACTTCCAAAACACCCACAATATTTTTTTTCAATTCAGGAAATGGAATATTTATATTTATTCTTTTTCCTTCTTTTACATAGGTATTTAGTAGTTCTAGTAACTTTCGTATTGCTGGATAATAAGAATGTAAATTGTTTTGTTTCATTTGATAAATTATATTTAGTGTTTCGTATCTTCTCTCTGCTTCATTTCTAAAATATTTAATATTATTCATATTTAAATATTTTAGATATTTTTAAGTAATAAAACTCCATAATATATAATGAATGTAAAAATCCCATAAAATAAATCAAGAATTAATAACCAAATACTATCTTTTATATTATTTTGTTGTATATTTAAAAATACTTTATAGAAAACTAAAGAATGAACAAGGCGATTAACATTCCACCAAACATCACCATCAAATAGTCCTTTATGTTGAATATTAGGTGTCCATAACATGTGAATAAAAGAATACATAAAACCTGATGCCATAATCAAGAAGATGAGATTATAATAAGGAAGAATTATGTTTGGCATATAAGACAAGAGAAGAATGAGAGAAAGACGTAAAGGTATACAAGCTAAAAAATAATAATATATTCGTTTATATATTTCATTCATATATTATAATAATATAATGATTTTAACATAAAAAGGAGCGATTTGATATTTTATAAGGTTTACATTTTACATTATTAATGAATGGTTTATTAGGTTTGACTTCATTACGAATAATATCATATTTCTTACTCAATATTTGATTTGAAGATGATACTGCACCTTGAACTGCAAATTTGGCATTATTTGGTTTGTAAAAAGTAGTTCTACAAATGGTTCTTCCATCGGTAGTAGCACAATTGGCTGCGTATTCATTATTAGCTTGATTAACACGAGTGAAATTAAATGATTTTTGATTGTAGGTTAAACATCTACCCTTTAAATATTCTAGATTACTACTATAATATCTAGAATCGACATTATCTCTAACACCTGTAACTGGATTTACATTAAGAAGAGTATTACCACTTCTTCTTATTTTTTTGTTATCTGGAATACAACTATTAATTTTTTTAATTACAGGTATTGTTTTTTTAGGTTCACAATCACAAATTAATTGTTTTCTTACATATTTAGCAATTGGTGGTTGATTCGTTAATTTAGGTTGTGATGGGTCGAATTTAATCCTTTGAATTCTATATATGTTATTGGATATGAATATTGTTCTATTTACTGGATCGCAAGAAGACATTATATATTATTAATATATAATAATATATATAGAATGAAATTATGGATAAATATTTTGTTAATAACATTATTATTAATATTTTATTCTCAATACTTTCACACAGAAAGTAAAAAAATAGAAGCGATGACAAACCCTTGTGATAAAGATGCACTACCTATAAAAAATGCAGGAAATATAAAAAGAATAAGTGAACTATCAGATAAACTAAATAGTGATATGAATAGTGTTAAAGTAGCAAAAGGAAGAATATTAACACGATTAAATAATCTAACTTCACGAATGAATGCTACTGAAAAACAGGTTGCTAAAAATAAAGATATATTAAAAGAACATCAAGATATTGTTGAAGATATGTCAAGACAAGCTCAAGCTGAAAAGGAGCAATTACAACAAGAAGCTGATGATATACCTGATTTTTAATTCTAAATTATTTATTATATATGTATTTATATAATGAGTAATGTATTTAAAGATATTGCAAAAGGTGTTGGAAATGTAGAGAGAAGATTTTTAGGAGAAACTTATAACTATGCTAGACAAATAAAAGACCCTGATGAAATGAGAATTTCACCATCTGGAAATATGGGTCAATTAAGTCGTAATATTACAGGTATAATTTCGTATATTAATGAACTTATTCAAGGTGGTGGAAGAGCGTCTAAACCAGGTAGACCTTTAGGTAATAAATTTATCCTAGAGACATTAGGTAAATGTAGAGATTACAAAACAAATCGTGAAGTTCCTAGATCGATGTATATTAATAATATACCAGATGGGTATATACCAATTGTCTCTGATGTTAGTGGATTTAGAACTGATAGTTTAAGAGGATTAGCACCTGGGATTGCCGCTAATGTCGCTGAAATGAACCCTGTTCGTATGTTTTCAGCATTCATGCAAGGTTCAGAACCTCTATGTGCAGAAGTTACATTAGATACTGTCGGTTCAGACAATAGAACTCGACAAAAAAAAGGATATATACCACTATTTGAATTAAGGCAAATATTAAATACAAAACAGCTCTCTGATGCTGATAAAAAACGTAATCCAATCTTAAGAGATCAAGGTAAATTAAATCGTTTATTGGAACAATCTGTGGAAGAAGAAACTTTTTTAAATATGTGTGATACTTGGAATGGATATAAAGAACAACTAAATGATCCAATAAAACATAAAGAAACAAATATAGTTATTAAATTATATTTATTACTATTCTGTTTTTTACTAATGTATATCTACTATAAAGTTACTAAAAAATAAAAATTATTTTTTACTCTTTCTAGTATTTTTTTTACGATATTTTCTATGTTTTTTTAGTCCTTTTCTTCTTTTTTGTGTTCTCTTTTTCTTTTTACTATAAGAACCACCAACTTTATGCTTATTCATTTGAGGCGTTGAAAATCCTAATTCTTTTGTATGAATTAGAGGTTTATCTAATGGTTCTTCAGTCATCAATACATCTTCAGGTTTTGTTTTTTTATCATCACTTAAACCTAAAAATGGTACTCTAGGAAGTTGAGGCATTCTAATTTCTGGTATAAAACCTCGAACATTTTTTGTTAATGTCTCCATCGTGCTTGGTTGTGGTTTTTTCACCTTCTTTTCTGATTGAACCATTTATATTATAATATGAGATATTTTTATTCAGTAATTATTCTAGGAGCAACGTTCATTGTAATTAATTCTTGGAATAATAGTTTACACGAATATGGTAATTCAACATAAGCAAAGTTTGTTCGATTATCACAAGTATTACATAAATGTATATTCTTCTCGTCATTATAAGAAGCAATCATTCCACAATATTTACATATCCAAACATTATATTTATCTGAAGCATCATAAAGTCTTCCTTTTGTAAATCTAGAAGCTCCATGTGTAATCATTGCGTCTCTTTCCATTTCACCAAAACGAAGACCACCATCCTTGGATCTTCCTTCTGCGGGTTGACGTGTAAGAACTACCATTGGTCCAAAACTTCTACTATGCTGTTTATCATTTACCATATGCTTTAATCTTTGATAAAAGACTGGTCCTATAAAGACAGATGATTCTAAATGTTCTCCAGTATATCCATTCATTAAAATATCATTTCCATTTTTTTCATATCCTATCTTTTGCAATTCTTCACATATACTTGACACTGATAACTCACTAAAACTGGTTCCATCACCAAAGAGACCTAAATATAACAACACTTTTCCAAGCAATGTCTCTTTTAATTGCCCAATAGTCATTCTAGATGGAATAGCATGTGGATTAATAATGATATCAGGACGAATACCTTCTTGATTAAAAGGCATATCTTCTTCTGGCAAGATAATACCAACTGTTCCTTTCTGTCCAGCTCTGCTCGAAAACTTATCTCCAATAACAGGTTTTCTAAAAGAACGTAATTTTACTTTGCAAAATGTATAACCATCTCCATTCCTATCTACATAATTATCATCTATATATACTTCTTCATTTGTTCTATATATAGTGCTAACATCCTGATACTTAATAGTCTTTGTATTATCGTTACGATTCTCTTTTATCGGTATTACTTTACCAATAATAATATCCTTATTTTCTACAAGACTATTCTTGGGTATGAGACCATTCTTATTTAACTTATTATAATTTCCAAACTTTATGCCTTTCGTTTTCGTTTTATCAGGTTTACAACGTATCTCTTCATCCCCATAAACCTTCTTGTCTTCATCTTTTTCTGTATGATATATCGTTGCTGCAAACATACCTCGATCGATAGATGCTTTATTAAATATAATGGAATCTTCTTGATTATATCCTGTATACGTACAAATAGCTACAATAACCATTTCACCCGATGGTATATTGTTTAATTGAAGCATATTCATAATACGTGTATCTACAACAGGACGCATTGGATAACTCAATACATAACTTGTTTTATCCATACGTTTATCAAAGTTTGTTACATACATTCCCATTGCTTGTTTTCCCATTGCACATTGATATGTATTTCTTGGTGCTTGATTATGCTCAGGATAAGGAACACAAGACGCAAGAATACCAAATATAGTGCTAGGATGAATTTCACAATGTGTATAATTATATTCTCTATTATTTACTAATAGAGATGGTTTCATTGCAATCATAGAATGATTTTGTTCTTCGGGGTCAATATACTCAATCACACTCTCTTCTATCTTGTGATTAGTAGTTAAATCATCCCATAACAAATATTTATTATTTATTCCATCTATAATACTTTTACTCAAAGTAACAACATTATTATTTACTTTCAAAACAGGTCTTGTAAGCCTACCACCTTCCGTACATATAATAATCTCTTTCTTACGATAATGAAAAGTAATACTTGTGTAAATATTAAAGATACCAGTGTATTTCATATTTTTTAAGTATTTATACAATTCATATGGTTCATTTGTAATACCAATCCAATTGCCATTTACTATAATTTTAACTTTATTATATAATCGTTTTGGATCATCAATATTATCAATATAATCAATCTTCTCTTTTAAAACATCATACACAATTACACTTGATGATGGAATTGTAATATGACACATGTAACTTATATTTTTCACAACTCCAATTGATGCACCTTCAGGAGTCTCTACTGGACAATTAGAACAAACAAATGAAGAAGCTACAAATGTATGGTTCTCACTAATAGTAGTAAAGTCATATACTAATTCTGATTCTACTTTTCGAATGGAATAAATCGGAACACTCACACAACCATTCTTTTCTTCTTCAATTCTATTATATTCTTCTGAAATGTTATGATATTTTAAATGTATTTGTTCTATTACACACGATAATGAATTACCCGTTTTCTCATCATAACTAAAATGAATATTATTGAAATAATTATATAAATTATATAGACTATGTTCAAGGTCTATACTATATTCTATATATTCTTTATCTTTTAAGGATTTTTTCAGTGTAATATTTATATTAAATACTTTAAACAATGATAATAGTGACTGGATATATTCTACTATATCAATCTCAAACTCATCTTCTTTTTCAATCATAAATGTTGGAAATATAATCTCTTCACTATCATAATTAATACCAAAACAAACTAGAATAGTAGATAGATATTCACGAGTAATATGTGGATTTGAAGATAATAACCACGAACATAAACGGCATTTATTCTGTCTATCAATTGTATTTTCTGATATTTCTTTGATAAAGGATACTAACTCATTAATTAAATAAATATCGTGTTCTTTCTTCATAATAACACTATCATCAAATCCTAATGAAAGGATGTCATTCTTAAACTTTGAATATAATTCATCACTAACATCGTATATAACAATCACTTGTTCATCATTTATATAAAGTCCTATTGTATGAACGACACCCAAAATGCGAGATATTATTTTTAATCTCTCCAAATCGATAATATTATGTACTAAATTATAATTCTGTAATGACATAAGGTGATAACTAGGTATATCGTGGGAATAAATATATACTTCTGGAACAATACTATTATTATCCTGACTACTTAATGTATGTTTTATAATCATCCTATCTCCAACATTTAATTGGTCTACATTTTTCATTTCATATGTATCTTTAGAAGTTCTTACAAGAAAAGGATGATCTGCTGTTGCCTTTATAGTTCTTCCACTTATTGTCTTAATCTCAAACAAATTATCTGCCATCATACTAAAGTATCTATACATACCTGATGGCTCACTTTTCAAACTCTCACGATGTATTGTATTCACTCTATCGCCATCTCTTATATCTTTAATTTTCTTACTATCAACACCATTAGAAAGTAAAACATCTGTATCACCTGCTAGACATAAGAAACCCCACGATGTGGGATGTAATTTTCTAGGTGGAATTAATTTTCCACTCTTATCAATGGGCGTGTTTACTCTTCTAAGATGGCTCAAACTAGATACATATGTTAATCTATTCAACACTTGAGCAACACCAACTTTATTACTATTTGTATTCTTAATACCAAAATCACCTGTTGCTAAAGCTCTCTTAAGTGCATTCTCAATCGTCGTGGATTTTATGATTTTATATATGTTTGTATTTGTTATAATATTTATATAATTATCTGTTGAACGCCACGAACCATTGTTA